TCACAGCGGTCAATGTGAGTAATCACACGACCACTCTTTAGAGTCTCATTAACCGTGCAAAAAATACCATTATCAAAATTCAACATAATAAAAAACCTCTTATAAAAAAAATAGTGTGTTGTTTGTCTTTCTATACTACTATAGTGCATCTATTGTGCCAAACGTGCCAAAACGAAAAAGAAAATTATATTTTTTTAAGTCGTTACCAGCAAACAACTTACAGCGTGCCATTATTTTTACCGTGTTTTTGGGGTGTGGCTTTATGCCCCACAGCTATTTTTCTTGGGGCGTTTTGCCCCACACCGTTTGAGGCATTTTGCCCCGCCTACTCTAAGTCGATATTCACGAACAGCTTACAGCGATACCCCCCGTGGCATTATGCCCCACCTCTACCGTGGCATTTTGCCCCGCCGTGGCATTATGCCCCAGCGTTTTTTGCTCATTTTTTTATTTTGGCCAAATTTTCGCTTTTTTGGCACGATTTTCGGCCAGAATTTTATTTTTGGCACGATATAAACCCATACCACCAAAGGAGTTACAAAGTACCATGATTTTGTCGTCGTAAGTCGTTGGTATCAAAGGGGTTACGTCGGGCCGGGTGGGGTTCCGTTGATGTAAGTCGTTGCCACATAAGGGGTTAGCGCGCTAGGCGGTTTGTTTGGGTATTACATAATCTGGAATTTCGCCAAAACGCGATTATAGGTTTTTTGCATAATCCCAAATTTCGCCCAAATGCGATTATGCTAAAGCCTTACAGCGTATAGGGTTACGTCAAGGAAACCCCGCCCGCGCCGCCGTAAGTGCTTATGGCGTAAGGGGTTAGAGTCCCCTTTTATTCCATTTCAGCCTACGTTGTGCAGCCATTGAAGTCGCCGCATCTTTACACTTCTCGCAAGGCCCCCCAGTTTTCCCAAAGTGCCAGCCGCAATCCTTCTTCACCATCTTATGTGAATTATCTTTCTTACTCATTTATCCCATCCTATGCTTGTCCAAAGCCCTTTTCTATTTTGCCAAGTTTCTCCAGTCAACGCATTGTATATATGCGTCGTAGGATTCCCACAATGCGACCGCCACGCAAAGCATTTCGCTGCTTTCAGAGTCGAAGCCTCATCAATCACGCAGGTCGAAAATTGACCATTACGCACAATTGTCTGCCGTACTTCGTAGGGTAAAAATTTACTCATTCTCTTAATTCCTCATCTCTAATTTACAATCAGCCAAAACACCAATCAGCCCGTTGAGCTGATTCCGTAATTCTAGAATCTCTCTATCCTGTTGAGCCATTAGCTCACGATGCTTTCGCATCATCTCGTCGAATTCTTCTCTATGCTCTTTAATCGCTTTATCAATATCCATTTTCATAACCCTCATTCTACCAAACAAAAAACAATATGTCAAGCCCTTTTTTGAATAGGAGGGCAATCCTATGCGTGCGACTGGGGCACGGCTTGCGGGTCAAGCCCGTTGTACGGTGGACGAATCAGAGACCGAGTCTCTGCTTCATCAACTCAGCGACGCAAAACATTACGTCTTCCTGAGTGCGGCAGAAGGTGATTCTCTCACCATCTGCAACGCGAGTCAACCACACAACACCATCAATGGTATCGTGAGGAATCGTACGGAAAATTCCGTTATCAAAATCACACATGATTTTTTCTCCTTTCATTGTTAGAGTATTGTTGTTATTCATTGTTTGCATATTTTTATCTTTTCGCTTTTTCCGTTTCCTCTCTGGGAAACCAACGGGGACGCGATTGCCTCGTGATGATTCTGATTCTACCATAATTCGCTCTGATTTACAAGGGGGGTCAAGCTGTTTTTTTGTTCTTTTTTTCTCATTGTCTCTATATATATTATCGGCATTTTCGGGGTGTATTCTTGAGTCGTTTTTTGTTTTTTTCTCACTTTTCATACCTATATTTTAATCGAAAGGTTTGGGAATTACAAGCCCTATTTCACCAAAAAAGCAAAAAAAAGTCATAATAGTTATAAGTCGTTATGTAGTATAGAGTTACGTCACGGCGGGCGGGGTTTTCTTGATGTAAGTGCTTATCACCAAAGGGTTTAGCATAATCAAAAATTTCGCCAAAACGTGATTATGTGATTTTTGCATAATCTCAAATTTCGCCAAAACGTGATTATAGGTTTTCGCCCTCTTTTTACATAATCCAAAATTTCGCCCAAAACACATTATTCTAAAGCCTTACAGGATAAGGGGTTACGTCGCGGAGAGGGGGGGCGAGCCGCCCTAAGTGCTTACTGCATATAGGCTTACGTCCACTAGGCGGGTTCATTGGGTAATACACATTAGCAGAAGCATACCCAGAATACCAAAGCTCACCATTCTAATTGTTTGCCACATCTTATCTATCCTGCTTATACGTTGTTGTTTGTATCAACGCCCTATCTTGAATAGGCGGGCCACCTATGCTACCAGCTAGGGGTAGGCTTGCGGGTCGATGCCCTTTGTGCCTTGGCTCTTGCAGTGCCTCCTAAGCCTAGCCCGTTAGGGCTCCAGTAGAGCGTGTTCATTTTATGCGGTTGAACCAACCTGATTGCTATCATTGAGGTGCTAGCAACTACACCTGTCCATGTTATACGGTTGAACCAACCGCTTGCCAAGCAATCTTTATAGTGGGTGGCAAGGCCCACTGTATCCGCTTAGATGAACAGCATCCAAATCGGAAAGGTTAAGCACACCGCACACAGCACGGTCATAACCGTACCGGCGAAGATGTTAATGATACGGGAAACGCGATTGATAGTAGCATTGTTCATAGTGAACCTCTCAGAAAAAACATTAGTAGTATTGTTGTTTGTCATGCTTAGCATTGTACCATAAATTGCTCTGAATTGCAAGGGGGGTCAGAGCTTTTTTTTATTTTTTTTTATCAGATGTGTTTTGTTTCTCTCTCATTGATAAATGCCATTATAATATATATATCGTCAAAAGTCAACCCCATTCTTGAATAAAAACAGAAAAAAAGAATAATAGTTATAAGTCATTACCACGTATAGAGTTACGTCGAGAGGGGTGGGGCCGAGCGTACATAACCCCTTACCACATATAGGGTTACGCTCTAGAAGGTTTGTTTGGGTGTGCCGTTTGCCGCCCTTGCAGTGCCTCTTAAGCCTAGTAGAATAATCTACTCCAGTAGAGCGTGCCGCTTGCAGTGTCTCTTAAACCTAGCCTATTGGCTCCAGTAGCGTGAATCCTTTTATACGGTGTTAAACCCAAACCGCTTGCCATATCTTTATAGTGGGTAGCAAGTCCCACTGTCTGCTACTTGCAAGCCATCTTGCATAGCAGAATAGTCGACCAGATTGGTAGGCTCATCGCCATCGTACCGATGAAGATTTGAGCCAACGTACCAACCGCAACAACTATTGTCATTAGCTTAGTTCGCTTATTCATTTGAGTAACTCCTTTCTTGGTAATAGTATCGTTGTTTGTCATGGTCGCATTATAGCATAAAGGGTCGAGTTTGTCAAGGGGTATTCTGATATTTTTTCAAATTATTTTATGAATCGAATCCTAGTAGTAGGATTGCCATTGTGGTGCCTACGCAAGCAATCCAACGCATCCAGCAGGTTATCGAACCGAGCGATAACGTCCGTCTGCCATTGGCCACCACGAACAACCGTCTGCAATACATCTACCATAGTGAAACCCATTTCAACACCTCTTTTCGTTACTTGTTTGTTGTTTGTCATGGTTGCCATTATAATATAATTATCGTCAAAAGTCAATAGTATTCTGAAGAAAAAACAGAAAAAAAGCCATAATAGTTGTAAGTGCTTATTACGCATAGGGTTACGTCACGCGGGGTGGGGGTGAATTGCCCTAAGTCCTTACTAGGCCATGTGATACGGATATCGCCTGTCTACTGTATCTATATTGGGGTTTATATAAAACACACTTATTGCTTATTGATTGCCAAAAAAGCTAAGGTGGTTCAAAGAAAGCAAGCGTCTCTAGAAACGAAACGACAACTTTTATTTAAGAAAGTGTGGGTAGAAGTAATGATACACAAAACCTTTTATAGGTTTCATGCCTATTCTTTCTCTTATTTTATTCTCTATGATAGTCAATGGACACCTACCACTAGCAGATAGTGTTCTCCCAACCATTGTACATATTGGAATCCAGATATACCAGGGAGTTTCAAACGGCGCTATGAAAAACGCCGCCATGTTAAAGAATATTACAATAGAGTGAGCCAGCACAACAAACATTAATAGAAATTTAAGAACCCTCATGTGTCTTAACACCTTCTGCTAACTCAGTTAACTGCTCAACAATTCTTTCGCGTAGTTCTTCAGAAATAGTCTCGTCGCACGAAGCATCGGCAGCCATTTTTTTTATCTGTTTAAACCACCTGTCTTTTTGCTTATTCTGGTCAGACATTTCTTTTGCAAGCTGTTTTTTAATTTCTTTTAGTTGCTGATGATAATCTTCCAGAAGCGGCAGATACTTCTCCTCTACAACTTTTTTAACGCTACAAGACTCTATGCAGTCGCATATGGTCAAAACCGCATATTTTAAATTGTGATACTGTCTAGAAACATCATCAGGAGACATTATATATTTCCAATGTCCCTATCTAAGAATCCTAGTTATTAAAAATAATACCCATCTGGGCTCTATTATTAACTATAAACCACTCAATCCTAAATTTTTTAGGATAAACGCTGTCTATGTTTCCTTTTTGAAGTATCCTGTCTCGTCTTTGCTGCACCTGTGCGCGCCTATCTTTGGTGAATCTTGTAGTTCTACCAAAAACGGTGCTTGTGCCCATAAAAAACAAGAGCATCATAATTATGATTAGAATTTTCTTCATTACCAAGCCTTACACGACCAGTATCGCGCCTTCCATTTAGGACCAGGAGTATTACACCTATGCCTTGCGCGGAAGTTTTTTCTTCTTCCTGGGTCGCTTTTCTTTATTTTCATATTAGGGTCGCCAAAATTAACCTTTACGACATTTCCCTTTTGATTCTTTACATACACAGACCTTTTCTTTGGCCCGTCTGGTGTTCGGAATGGCTTATTTAGCTTAACAGTTCTACCCTGATATTTTGCAGCCTGAGAAGCCTTTTTTTGTTTTGCGTACCAGTCCTGGAAATCTTTCATATTTCCCCCAGGCATCCAAACCGTCTTGCCATCATCCGTTTTATGCTGATGCACTCCATCTAATCCAATTTTATCTGCGCTTTTCTGAGCCTGTTCTTTTGAATCAAACACATAGTCGCTTTCATTAGACTGAGCCTTTTTCCAAGACTTAGGGTCTGGTCGGTCTTTGTCGCCTTTTTTTGCGGGCTTATAATTCTTGCCTTCCCGCTCTTTCTTTTTGCGAATGTTATCCCAAAGACCATCTGCGGAAACTTCCTCAACCTCTTCTCCAAAATCCTCATAATCAGATTCTTCTGGAACAACGAAGTTGGATTCGGTGAGTTCTTCTACCTCTCCGCACTGACAGTCATTTTCATACTCAGCGTACACAAGCTCGTCTTGGACCATATTCCCAAGATTTGATACATTTGCCCCAGCTCTAGATTGCTGCGTACATACAGCCACTCTCTGCTTTTGGTCGGGATATTCTTTAGACATGACCTCTGCGGTCATACATCGACCCATGAAATGCTGGGCAGCTTCGTCTTTTTTTCTTTCAGGTATTGGCATATAATAAATACACCAAAATCAATAAAGCCAAGGCAAATTGACTGAACATATAAAAACTAACACCATTTGCCTGTCTTTCATTTTCTCTTCAGTTATCACATCCTTTTCCTCTATTCCACAACATAAAACGCCGTCTTTCCTTTCCATGCCCCTTATATCTATTACGCTGTCTTCATCTGTCCAAGGCGTATATTTTGATAATCCATAATTTATTCCATTTTCTCTTCCTTCGTGAGAGTGTCCGTGTGGTATATGCTCTATCTGCACATTGGGAGTTACAAGCCTAGCCCCTGACGCCTCAAGCCTTTTTCTTATATCTACGTCGTCGTATCCGTATCCTATCAGTTTTTCATTAAATGCATTTACATGCCAAAACAACTCTTTAGATATATATAAAAAGTAAACGCCATGAGCCCTTTTATCATCCCAGCAAGTTCCCTCATAAAAGAACGTATGGTCTGGCCTATCAAGTTTAGATATTTCGTATTTATCTAAAATTATTTCGTCAGCATTAATAAATACAAAATGCTCACAAGAAGAAAACCTTGCTGCAAGATTAAAAGCCTGACTGAACGACCAATATTTACAATCAGATGGATTTACCCTAATTATTTTTAATTTATCATGCTTTTCAAGAACTTCAGACACAGGGGTGTCGCTACCCCAATCTACTATTACTATCTCGTCTACGCCCTCACACTCAATCCAAGAGGGGTAAGACCGCAACAGATGTGTTTGTCTGTTTATACCATGATTATTAATTTCATCGTCAGTAATTTTTACCGCACATAATAAACTAATACCCATATCTATAGCTCATAACACCCCCTACATGAACTTGCATAGGCCAGCTATGATTTGAGACCCCAACATATCTAGCATGATACCACCCACTGGACTTTCTAGAAGCTATCAAACTTCTTCGCTCCGCCGACTTTTTAGCCGCCCTGCTGTGTAGGACGCTTTTTGCCCAAAGCTTTCTTTGAGCTTCACTAATCTCCCACGCAGAAGGCTCTCTATTTCCATACCTCACATTCTTTGATAAATATTTCCCCCAAGGCAAATGGTCATATGGCCTATTCCTTGTCTTTTCTCCCTTTTCCTCACCAACATTAACCCTTCCATGAGCCTTGTTAGTCACCACCCACTTCCCCTTCTCCTCATCCCACACCATATTCTCATCTTGCCAGTTCTGTCCAAATACACTGAAACAAAACATAGATATCAGAGTAAATATAACTATCTCTAGGATGAATCTTCGCATGTGTTTTCCTCTTTGTGTACTGAACAAATTCCTCTACCAGGGTTCTTTTTAATTCCCATCTTCTGTCTCTGCTTTCTCCAAGCATTAACAGTCACGATTCTACCACAAACCTTACTTAATTCTATCGCCCCAGCTTCGTCTGTCAAGGTTCCAGCGGAATCTTTGATAAACTGCCTTTCCGCTTCCGTCCATACTTGATTCATTATTTTCCTCACTTTATTGACTTTTTTTCATTTTTTAGGGTATAATATAATGTCCACTTTTACACAGGAGACGTATTATGCCAGAAGAAAAACTTACCCCTTCAATATTATACACTACAGAGGCTGAAGAAAGCAAGGAAAAAACCGAGAAGGAACTCGGTGTCGAAGACCCTGATAAGGTTACGGCTGAAGAAATATTGGAAAGAAATAAGCAGCAGGAGGAATAGTTGAGAGTGCCAAAAGGCCTTACTGAGGCTGAAGTTCTATCAATAATTGAAAGCGCAGTAGCCTATTTGGCCCCAAGCTTTAAATTTGGATATTTTGATATAGAGGATATGAAGCAAGAAGGCACGATATTTTGCCTTGAGGCTTTAGATTCCTTTGACTTCAATAAATCTACACAGGATAAAGTTTCAGACGCTTTACTGACTTTCTTAAAAACCCATGTTAGGTGGCGGTTTTTAAATATGCGTCGTAAGCAGTTGACCAGAGCGGAACCGCCTCAGTGTGATTGCGGTTTATGCTCTTGTGATTCTGAAGACAGGCTGAATTGCCCTAAGTATTCCAATTGGGTTAAAAGAAACATGTCAAAAAAAAGCTTAATGGAGCCCTTTGATGTTGACGAAATTCACAGCACAGCGGCGTCTACCTCACAGAATATAGACGACATAGTTATTTCATCAGATATAATTTCCATACTAGACGAGCATATCCCCGCCAACATAAGGGGTGATTATAAAAGATTTGTTGAGGGCGTTAGTATTTCTAAATCCAAAAGAGAGAGACTTATATCTCACATCAAGGCCATTATTTCTGAAAAGTGGGGTGACGTATGAAAACCGGAAGGCTCAGTAAAGACGAGATAGCATTTATAGATGGCAATTTGCTTAACATGACAGACCAGCAAATGGCAGATAAGCTTGACAGGAGCGTTGAAGCCATATCTCAAAGAAGGGCCGTTGCCCCTCAAGAAAACGCAAACACAGAGCTGCAAAGCTATGTTTCCCAACTTCACTCTAAGCATTTCTGGACGACCATCAAAAAGAGTTTGCTTCACGAAGAAGTAGAAACTTTTGAAAACAGTTGGGCCGCGCTCTATTCCCAATTCTTTCATCAGGGCGTTACTGCGACTGACGAGATAATGATGAAGGATGTTATAATTGAGGACATATTACTGCATCGGGCTCTTGAGCAGAAGAAGAACATACTAGAAGAAATAAAGGAAAACGAGAAGCTTTTGGCTGAGGAAAGAGAGAAGGACATGGACGATAGGGACTCAGACTTTATGACTAATGCTCTTCGCACCATAGTTCAACTTCGGGGCACTTCGGAAGCGTACACAAAAGAGATAAATGAGATTAAGAAAACAAAGGATGGAAAATTTAAAGACCTAAAGGCCACCAGGAATGAAAGGTTGAAAACAGTAGAAGAATCAGGTAAAAATATATTTGCCCTCATTAAGTTGCTCGATGAACAGAAAATGCGTGAAACTGAGGGCAGAATGACCGGACTAGTGTATGAGGCCGCAAAAACGAAACAGGGGCAAATGAAGCAGGAGATGGTTTTTGCTGACGGAGAGGTTGATAGAGTTTGGCTTACGCCAGAATCTGAACTTGAAGGGGAGCAAGAGGAATAATAGTGGTAACACAAATTGATAAAGAAAAAAACATTATTTTCTTGCATATACCAAAGACTGGAGGAACAAGCATAAATGACGCGATAATAAGAAATGAATGTTCGTATGACAATCCACTCCACGACCTAAAGAAAAATTTAGACTTTACTAACAGGGTTAGCAGTAGTCACAGCAATATAAAGCAGCTAGGCCTCACTCAGGAGCAGGCGGACAGCTATGAAATTTTCACCGCAATCAGGAATCCGTATACAAGAATAGCAAGTACATATAATCATTTCATACAGGGGCCAGAGAACCAAGCACAAACTACTCCCTGGACGACTGAAACTTATAGCTTTAAAGAATACCTAAATAATATAAAAAAATACTTTGAAGGCCAATTGATTGTGTCTTTACCTGATGAAAATGGCAACGGAAACTTTTTATACAGAGCCTTTACCCAAGAAAATCTATACAGGATGCAAAATTTTGGAGAAGACTTAAAGTTTTTATTAGACATTAGACACATAGAAAAACTTTTTTGGTGGCTTCAAACAACCGATGGGTTATCGGCAAGCTGCACTTATTTAAAATTTGAACGATTAGAAAAAGACTGGGATTCTTTCAGAGAAAAGATAAACATAAACGAACCAATACAGCACTTAAACAAAAATGTTTTGACTGGCGTCGGAGCAGATTCTCCTGAAGATTATATGTCTTATTATGACGAAGAGTGCAAGGAAATAATTCAACAATTATATAAAGACGAACTAAGGAACTACGAATAATGAAAGCTATTATATTTGGCGTTACAGGACAAGACGGCTCTTACCTATCCGAGCTTCTTTTAGAAAAAGGATACAAAGTATTGGGCGTCATTCGCAGAGCAAGTATAGACAATACAGGAAGGCTTCATCATCTGGAAGAGAACAAAGACTTTAATCTAATCGAAGGCGATGTAACTGATTTTATCAGTGTTTCTTCGATTATCAATGATTTCCAACCAGACGAAGTCTACAATCTTGCGGCTCAATCTCACGTAGCAACTTCTTTCAATGAGCCCTTACATACTTGGAGGGTTGATGCCGAAGGCCCATTAAATATAATTGAGTCAGTCAGAAGACACTCTTTTAACGCAAAATTTTATCAAGCAAGTACATCCGAGATGTTTGGGAGTTCTGTTGATGCAGACGGATATCAAAGAGAAACAACTCCGTTCGAGCCCCAGTCTCCATATGCCATAGCAAAGCTAGCGTCTCACCATAAGGTTAGAATATATAGAGAGGCTTATGGAATGTACGCTTGCAGCGGAATTTTGTTTAACCACGAAAGCGAGAGGCGAGGAGAGAAATTTGTAAGCAGGAAAATTACCAAGTGGGTTGCCGAGTTTAAGGGCTGGATAAGCGGCGAAAACAAGCCTTTTGATGCGGTTTCTGACCCAGACAATATAATTTCTGTGATGAACCCAGAGGAAACCTTCCCTAAGCTACGGCTTGGAAATCTAGACGCCGCCAGGGATTGGGGGTATGCTCCCGATTATGTTAAAGCAATGTGGATGATGTTACAACAAGAACAAGCAGAGGATTATGTTATAGCTACTGGAACTAGCAGAACCGTAAGAGATTTTGTTAGAATAGCTTTTGACTTCATAGGTATAAAAGAATGGGAAAACCTAATTGTTGTTGACCCTAAATTTTATAGGCCCGCAGAAGTAGAGTTTTTACACGGAGACGCCAACAAAGCCAAAAACGAGATTGGATGGACTGTAGAAACACCCTTCAACGAAATGGTCAAAAGAATGGTAGAACACGACATAAACAAATCATGTCCAAAGAAAAATACGACCCTTATCTAGTATACAGAGACACTAGAGAAAAAGACGGCTGGCAGTTTACTCAGTCTGGATATTGCGCTGGCACAGAAGAGCAGACCATAAAGACTGGGGACTATACTTTATATGGTTATGAAAATCATATTTGCATAGAAAGAAAAGGAAACGTCTCAGAGTTGGCTACAAATATAACTCAGCCAAGGTTCGAGAGGGAACTTGAAAGAATGCTCGAATTTCCCTGGAGATATGTTTTACTAGAATTTGAAATGAAAGACGTTGTTGAGTTTCCAAAAAATAGCAAAATACCGGCTTACAAAAGAAAATACATGAAAGTAAGAGGGCCATTCTTTTTGAAAAGAATACTTGAACTACAAAAGAAATACGATGTTCCTTTTGTTTTTTGCGGCAAATATGCAAAAGAAGTTTGCTCTAGTATATTCAAAAGATTCATGGAATCTAGGTCTAAATATGACTCAAGAAAATAACAATAAACAACACATAGAAACCCTACTAAAGCACGCCCATCTTAATATAGGCGACATAAATAAGATAAATGTTGGAAACCAACTTCTTAATCCCTTAAAAGATTATGACAATCCAGTTTTAGAGTTTTTAGATTATATGTCTACGCCTGAAAACTTTTGGTTTACTTGCAAATATTTATTAAATGTAGACTTATTGCCCTTTCAGTTGTGTATACTACAGGAGCTATGGGAAAGAAAATTTCCAATGCTCATAGCAACTCGTGGAGCTGGCAAGACATGGATTCTAGCATTGTATTCTTTACTTAGAGCGTTTTTTCACCAAGGCTGCAAGATTATTGTTATTGGAGCAGCTTTCAGACAATCAAAGCTTTTGTTTGAATACATGGAAACTTTTTATAAAAACTCTCCTGTATTCAGCAACATGATTGGAGCGGGGAAAGGTCAGGGTCCAAAAAGAGATATTGATAGATGCACTTTTTATGTTGGTCAAAGCGAAATCATAGCTATACCTCTTGGCGACGGTTCTAAGATTCGTGGTTTACGCGCCAACTATATTATTGCAGACGAATTCGCGTCTATTCCCCAAGAAATTTTTGAAGTGGTAATTAAAGGCTTTGGTGCCGTTTCAGCAAATCCCGCAGACAAAGTAAAAGAGTACGCACAGATACAAAAACTAAAAGAACTAGGAATGTACGAGCAAGCACATGAAATAGAAGGAGAGCTTGGCTTCGGAAACCAGACAATTATAGCTGGCACAGCTTACTACGCCTTTAATCATTTTTACGAATATTTTGAAAGACAAAGGGAGATTGTGCGTAGTAAAGGAGATGAAAAATATTTAGAAGAACATGTATTTAAAGGAAAAATACCAGACGGTTTTGACTGGACTCAATACTCTGTGATGAGAATACCTGAAGGTCTTTTGCCAGAAGGTTTTATGGACAAATCTCAATTAGCACAGGCAAAGGCGATGCTACACTCATCAAGATATGACATGGAATACGAGGCCTGTTTTGCTAAAGACTCCGAAGGGTTTTACAGAAGAAGATTAATAGAAAGGTGCGTAACTACAGAGCCGGTAACAACACCTAGCGGAGAAGAGGTGTCCTTTGACGCAGCTTTGTCAGGAAATCCAAATAAAAAATATATTTATGGCATTGACCCAGCCTCAGAAACAGATAATTTCTCAATAGTTGTTTTAGAGCAAAACGAAAAACACAGAAGGGTTGTATATGTTTGGACTTGCAACAGGCAAATAATGAGAGAAAGAATAAAAACAAAGAAAGATTCAAATCTAGAAAGTTTTTACAATTACTGTGCAAGAAAAATACTAGACCTAATGAAGGTTTTTCCAACCAATCACATAGGAATAGATGCGCAGGGAGGGGGAATAGCAATAATGGAAGCCATGCACGACAAAAACGTGTTAAGAGAAGGAGAGATTCCTTTATGGCCGTATGCAAAGTATGAAGACTCAGACCCATTCTACTGGGAATCCAAAAATAAACCCACTGATGGCGAAGCTGGTTTGCACATACTGCACATGATGCAATTTGCTAAATCTGAGTTTACTTTCAAGGCAAACCACAACATGAGAAAAGATTTAGAATCGAACTGTTTATTATTCCCAAAATTTGATACTATCCTGCTATCTGAAGCGATAACTGACGACAAAGCGTCAAACAGATTTTATGACACGCTAGAAGACTGTGTGATGGAAATAGAATCACTGAAAGATGAATTAACAACGATTGAACATGGCCAAACCTCTACAGGAAGAGATAAATGGGATACGCCACAAACAATAGAGGCCGGTGGGAAAAAAGGAAGACTTAGAAAAGATAGGTATTCATCTCTTTTAATTGCCAGTGAAATAGGGCATGTTCTTGATAACCAACTAGAAGGAACTCAGCACGAATTTACTGGGGGCTATGCTCAACAAGAGAAACATTCAAAAAAGGGTCAATTGTATACAGGCCCAGACCACTTAATAAAAAAAATGAACGGCATTTATGGTATTGGCGTGAGAAGAAAATAATGGTGTATACTAATTACAATAAGACTGCAAACGAATTACTAATTCAATACATGGGAAATAAATATGGCGCAAAGAAAAGACCCCTTAAAAACAAACGTATTATCAAGCAATAACTCCTCAAATACCGCTGCTTTTGTAACGTTTGACCCTCAAAAGCCAGAAGAGGCCGCAAACGCCATAGAAAACTCGAAGGCCCTAAATTACTATCAGGCTGTTGCTTACGGAACAAGTAGAGACAGGTTTGAAGACGTAAGCACAAATATTTCTGTTAGAAACGAATTCAGCAGAAATGACTACGATGCGTACAGAGCATCCGAAGCAAGACCTATAAAGTCTAAGGCAATTATGTCATCTTGCGACAGGTCCTATAAAAAGGTTGGAATAGTTAGAAATGTCATAGACTTAATGTCTGACTTTGGCTCCCAAGGGGTTAGGCTTGTACACGATAATAAAAAAATACAAAGATTTTCTCAAAGATGGTTTACGCACAAAGTTGACGGAGAAAAGACGACGGAGAGATTTTTAAATTACCTGTATAGAATAGGAACCGTTGTTTGCCAAAGACAAATGTGTAAAATTTCTATGAAAGAAGAAAGGGCCCTTTCTATAGCATCTAACTCTGACTACTTAGAGCCAACTCATGAGCCTAAGGTGGGCTTAAAAGTAAGAAAGAGAGTTATACCTTGTGGCTACTCTTTTCTCAACCCTATGACCCTAGAGGTCGCAGGAGGCGAATTAGCGCAGTTTGCTGGAGAACAAGCTTTTGGCCTTAAAATTACTGGCGGTCTAAGAACTAAAATAAATTCTCCAAAAAACGAAATGGAAGTTTCTTTGGTTGAGAAGCTCCCAAAAGAATTGGTTGACGCCGTAAGAAGAGGCGTTAACATACTTCCCTTAGACAACAATAAGATTACTTCTTTTAGCTATAAAAAAGATGATTGGGAAATGTGGGCTTCGCCAATGCTTGAATGTATATTAGATGACCTCATGGTTTTGGAAAAAATGAAACTAGCGGACTTAGCTGCGCTTGATGGGGCTATCTCTCAAATAAGAGTCTGGAGGCTTGGAGATTTAGACAAAGGTATATTGCCCACAGACGCAGCAATACAAAAGCTAGCAGACATACTTTTAAGTAATCCAGGCGGAGGTGCTTTTGATTTAATATGGGGGCCGGAATTAGCTTTTGAAGAAGTTACGACGTCTGTGCATAATTTTTTAGGCTCCACAAAATACGAGCCTATACTTGATAGCATTTTTAGTGGGCTTGGCGTTCCTCCTACGCTTACGGGTTCATCAAGAGCAGGAGGAGCTACAAATAACTACATATCTTTACAAACACTAGTCCAAAGACTTGAATATGGAAGACAGCAAGCAGCAAAGTTTTGGCAAAAAGAATTGGAGATTCTTACAAAAGCAATGGGATGGGCTAAAGCTCCATCGGTTCAGTTTGACCATATGATTTTAAAGGACGAAGCGGCAGAGAAAGCCTTGTTAATTCAGCTTCTAGACAGAAACCTTGTTAGTGAAGAAATGATTATAGAAAAATTTGGCGCTACACCAGAGCTTGAAACAGCCAGAAAGAAAAGAGAAAAGAGAGAAGCAGACTCAGGGAAAAGAGTTGGCAAGACTGGCCCTTATGACAAAGACAAGATTCACGACCTTGTTAAGATTGCTCTGGGAAGGGGCTTTATTACTCCGGAAGATGCTGGAATTGATATTGATGAAGACAGTCGAGAAAACGAAAACAATCAACAGCCTCCCAATACTGCTGTTCCTGAAAACAAGAATACTAATTCTCCAGAAGGAAAGTCCGGAGAAGGAAGGCCAATCAACAGCAAAGACGCCCCTGGAACAAATAGAGACAGGCAGTTTAATCCCAGAACATCGGCAGAAATAGCCGATGAAATAGGCGGCTTTTTGAATTCAATGTCTGTTGCCAAAAAATATCAATCAGACATAGGCTCCATAATACTTCCAGGAATACTTAAGCATTATGGCAAAAAAGACGTAAGAAGCATGTCTTCTCAAGAGTTTGCTCAAACAGAAAGCGTTAAGTTTTTAGTGCTGTCTAATTTACCTAAAGATTGTACGCCAACCGAAAGCGTTGTCTCTAAGATACTTTCAGAGCAACCCAAAACGCCTATTGATTTTACAAAATGCTACAATACCCTTCTTTCCTCTTTTATAAACAAAGTTTCTAGACAGCCAAACATAGAGGAAATCAGAAATATCCAAGCCGCTACTTATGCAGTATGCTCTTAAATAAGCTGTTTATTAAATATGGTGTATAAAATATTAATGAAATTTAGGGAGTATTATGCACAGACAAATTCCGATATATAGAGCTGAAGCGCAGGCTGGTTTAACTGATGCCATTCAGGCTAAGGAGAACCTGTCTATTGCTGCGTTTTGCCCTGTCTTAACGGACAAGAGCGTTATTTCTGAAGTTCGTGAAAAAACTAGATGTAAAGACGAATCTTTTTTAGAAAAGTCTTGCGCATCGAATGAAGACCAGTTTGACTTAGACTATATTTATACTATATTGTCTACCACAGGCTGGAACAGAAATGATGACGTTTTTGACCGATATGAAATGTGGTCGGCACGAAACACCGCTGAAGATAAACCTTTTAATAAGGGTCATGACCCTAATACAATTATTGGCCATATTACTGGCAACGCTGTAGTTGATGAAAATTATGAGCTGGTTAAAGATGAGTCCAACATTGATTCACTGCCCGATAAATTTCACATCCTAACTAGTGCTGTTTTATATAAGCATATATCTAGCAGGGACGAGAAATTAACCTTAGCTACCAAAGAACTTCTTGAAGAAATATCAAGAGGAGAATGGTTTGTTTCAATGGAGGCGTTGTTTTCTAATTTTGATTATGCTATGGTTAACGCTGATGGAAAACAGAGTGTCATTTACCGAAACGAAGACACTTCTTTCCTAAGCAAACACTTGCGTTCTTATGGAGGAGATGGAGAGTATGAGGGCACTAAAGTTGGAAGACTCATGAGAAATTTAACTTTTAGCGGTAAGGGTCTTGTGCAAAACCCTGGCAACCCAGAGTCAATTATTTTTAAACAAGAAGATAATGAAATTTTTAAGGGGGTTGCTAATTTGAATCCCTATAGTAATTTACTAGTAACTAGTAGTAGTAAAGGAGAAAGCTCAATGTCAGATAACAATGAGCAGGTCCGAAGTCTTGAAGCACAGGTTTCAAAACTTGAAGCCAGACTTAAAGATATGGACGAAGAGAAGATTCAAGCTCGGATTTCGTCGTTTGAGAAAGCAAGCGCTGACAAAGACGCGGAAATTAACGAACTTAAATCGCAGCTAGAGGCATCTAACGATGCATTTGAGGCTTCTACAAAAAGCTTCAAAGAGTCAGAAGAGGCCAAGTCTGCAAGCGACCAACAGGTTGCTGAATTAACAGAAAAGCTTGATGCTATTGAGGCTGAAAACCTCAGAACTAACCGTGTTAGCGCTCTTGTTGATAAGGGTGTTGATAAGGCAGAGGCTGAAGCTTTGGTTGAAACTTTCACCGGTATTAGCGAAGAGCAGTTTGAAGCTTTGATTCTCAAACTTACTGAAGCTCCTCATTGGCCAGGTCATAAAGACGAGGACGAAGAGAAGAAGAAGAAAGAAGAGAAAGCTAATATGAAAAAGAAGTACGCTGAAAAAAAGAAAGAGGAAGCTGAAGTAAAGGCTGATTTAGAAGAGTCTGTTGAGGCTGCTGAAGAGGCAGAAGACGCAGAATCTCTCGAAGTCGCTGAAGCTGAGGATTCCGCAGCTCTTGCTGCTCACAGCGAAGATGAAAGCGAAACTGTTGTTGCTAGCCTTAACCAATACTTCAGCGAAGTTTTAGGTGGCACTGATAACGAAAAAGAGTCGTAAAGGAGAAATAAATTATGGCACTTAAAGGCGACCGATACGAGTTCGAGACCACTATCGACTTCTTCATGAATGAAGTAGCCGAAAGAGGTGGTGTCGTCACTCTCAGCACGGCGGGTTCTGGTGCTGCACTTGACCAATCTGCCGCATTGGTTACATATTCAGCCGCACAGTCTGGCCTTATTCCTATTGGAGTATTGCTAAACGACATGGTAAATATTGACCAAACTCGTCAACACATCAATTTCCACAAGAATGAGATGCAAAAAGGCGGTAAAGTTACCCTTCTCAAGAAGGGAACTATTGTAACTAACCGAATCGACCCAGGCGTTACCCCCACAAAGGGACAAATTGCCTTCGTTGGTCCTAGCGGATATATCACTAACACTAATAGCGGCCCACTTATTAATCGTAAGAATTATACTGGTGGATTGGCTATTGGTCAATTTGATAGTCTCAAGGACGAAGACGGTTATGCAAAAATTTCTGTAAATCTGCCACAGGCAGATGCAAATACTTATCCAAATAGATAGGAGAACTAAAATGAATAAAAGTGTTATTAGCGCTCCTACGCCAGAGATGACCGACCTTCTGAAAAGAAGTGGTTCCGCTAATCGGGCCGAGTCGCTTGAAGCTACTCACCAACTCGCAATGGCGCTTGAGCAACCTCTGCGTCAGGGAGTTATGAGTGGAGACATCACTGGTAATATCTATGAAACGATAACTTTGGAGCCCGGTGCTTCGCCCGAATTTCCTTTGGATTTTCTGGCCCCTGGCACTGAAAAAGATTTCGTTGCTTACAGCGTTCCTAATCATGGTCGAATTCCCGAGCGTTACGTGGAAGGCGACTATGTCATGATTCCCACTTTTGAGATTGCTTCCAGCATTGACTGGACGCTTCGTTACGCTCGTGACGCTCGTTGGGATATCGTGAGCAGAGCGCTGCAGGTATTACAGTCCAGTTTTGTTAAGAAAACCAATGACGACGCATGGCACACCCTGCTCGCCGCTGGCGTTGACCGAAATATTTTGGTCTATGACGCTGACGCCGCAGCCGGTCAGTTTACCAAGCGTTTGGTTTCTCTTCTCAAGACAGTCATGAGACGTAATGGTGGTGGTAATTCCAGCAGCATCAATCGTGGCAAATTGACTGACCTATACGTTTCGCCCGAAGCCATCGAAGATATTCGTAACTGGGGCGTTGACCAAGTTGACGATGTTACTCGTCGAGAAATCTATAATGCTGAAGATGGTTCAGCGTCTGTTAATCGTATTTTCTCGGTTAATATTCAAGATATCGACGAACTTGGTGTTGGACAAGAATACCAGAACTTCTACAAGAGCGAACTCAGCGGAAGCCTTCAGGCTTCGGATGTTGAGCTTGTTGTTGGACTTGACCTTAGCTCGAACGACTCGTTTGTTCGTCCGGTCAGAGAGAATGTTCAGGTCTTTGAAGACGACAATCTTCATCGTCAGCGTAGAGCTGGTTTTTACGGCTTTGCCGAGCATGGCTTTGCTGTGCTGGATAACCGTCGCGTTATCCTCGGTTCGCTGTAAAACTAAGCATTTACGGTAATATAAGGGCTGGCCTCGTTTTCGGGGCCAGCTTTTTTTATAATTATTTGGTGTATATTATATCGTACCACTCTATCTGCGCAGACAGGAGACAAAAATATGGCCTACGGTAAAAACACCATTGGCTGGAAGACAGAGATGACTACCCTCCTAAGGTATGTCATAAATGATGCTGATGAAACAAGAAGAGAATTTACTGATGAGAGGCTTTGCAGCCTTTTAGTCTCATCTGCGCATTTAACTCTTGGCGTTGTAGATTTTCCAGCAAATTATACTGTTGATATACCTAATTCTGGAATATCTCCCCCCCCAACAAAAGACAAGTCATTTGTAAACCTTGTTGTATTAAAGGCTGCATGTCTTTTAGCTGGCGGAGAATACAGAGCCTCTACAAATCAAGCTATAGTAGTCCGAGACGGACCTTCTTCCGTTGACCCAAGAGCCATGGTAGTGGCAAAAAGAGAAATGATGCAAAGCGCTTGCAAGAAATATGAGCAAGCAGAATTAGAATATAGACTTGGCAATAGCAATGCTGGAGAAGCAATAATCGGCCCGCACAGGAATGCCGTACACGGCAGCAAAGGCAGTTCCGGACATTCAAGATAATAATGGAGACATAATATAATGCCTATAAAAAAAATAAAAGCCAGCGATGGGTACAACAACAGTGATGGAGTTGTATCCGTTAATAAATTTGGTTCTACTCAAAGAGTTGATGTTAATGTTTTATCAACTGTTTCTGAGCTTAATTATGCAACGTGGTCGTCTGGCGAGCTTCAAACAAAGTTTGACGACTATGGATTGAGAAGAACCACTGTTGAAATTGGCGACTGGAATATGGATAGCACCGGATTTGTAAAAGTTAATCACGGACTTGAATATTCAGACACATGGAAGGGTACAAGAAGCACAGCCTTTACAATTAGAAATGATGCAGATACAGTGTATTTTGGAGACAACCATTCAAAAAGCGCAACACACATGACAAATGTTGACATCGCAGTTTCTGGAATTACAAGCAAAAAAGTAGTTTTGATTAGAAAGGCAAGCGGAAGTTTTGATTCTGCTGATTTTGATTCCACCAGCTACAATAGAGGCTGGGTAACAGTTTGGTACGAATAAATGCTAGAGGCTCTAATTAGAAAAAAAGAAAACGGCGGCTTGGATAAATTTCAAGGCGATGTAATATGCGTAAAGCTAAAAGAATTAGCTGATTGGGGAGCTACTGAAATTAGAGTACATAAGGTTGTTGAATGGAAAGACGAAGATTTAGAAAACTCAATGAGGAACGAATTAAAACTTAGAGGCACCGCTCCTGTCAGAGTAACGCCGTATAAGATTTTGGAAAAATGTGAAATATTTAACGAAAAAGGACAATGTATTTATGATGGAGATATCACAAAAACAAGGTCTATTAAATATTTTAATTTACAAAGCAACAAACAAGAAGAAAAAAGCATAAAAAAAATACAGGCAGAATTTGATTTAAACAAACAAAAAATTAAAAAAGAAATTTTAAAAAGCAAGCCCTCTCCATCTCCAACGCAAAAAGAAAAAGTTATGTCAGGGGAAGAGCAGCAAATTCTTAATAAGTACGTTGAGGCTCTTAAATCTATTGGGGTAAGCTCTGATGTGATTGATGGCGGAATAAAAATATTAAACAAGGAGTAAGACATGGGAGAATCCGAGCTAAGTGGCAGTGATGTTGTTACAGAGGCCATTTCAGACAATAGAAGAATTCAAGCTGGGATGAAAATGAGTAACGGCACAATAAATTTCGACGAAAGAAGGGGGGAGGAAACTCCTAAAGCTCAGAACGCAATTGATGAGCTTGATAATAGGCTTGTAAAAACGCACGGGGACAGATATAATGTCTAATGAAATAGAGCTTATGGTTTCTGTTAGACGTCAAGGGGAAAAGGGCGTTAAAAGAAGGGGCGACATTATTACATGTAGGGTCGCCGGAGGTAACTGGGGAAGCCAGGAATTAAAAGTACACCAAGTAGTAACTTGGCCAGGAAATAACGCTTCTATTATAGAGCTTCAGTCAGCGGCTCTTATAATGGCAATATTAAATAAGAAAAAAGAGTGGGGTGAACCAAACCCAACCGTAGATTTTCCATTCTGTGAAGTTGTTACCGAGCCTATTGAAGACGACAATGGAGTTCAAATAAGCTCTCCAAACGAACAGCCTATGACACAAACAGCCATGACAAATAGAAGCGTTCTTCATTTTGACTTTGACGCTCTTCCAGAAAGCGAAACAGACGATGTTTTTGACCCAGAAGTAGAAGCCAACTTTCTCCCTGCCGACGACCTAACAATTTATATTGAAGAAAGAGGAATAGATAAAAGAGAACCGTCTGAGAGGGGCAGAAAAGAACACAGAGACATAAACACTCCTAACCCCATTCTTCATGCAGACACCGCACTAAGAAGAGACCAAACAACAGACATACAAGAATTTCTTTCACGACAAGTTGAACCATTAGATAGCTGGAGTACATAAATGGCAACAGTAGTAAATAAAACAACGTTTCAGGTCATAGAGAGTGTAAATACTCCAGAATATGACCCAAGCGAATGGCTTATAAACCCCGATATTCCCGACGCTCCTAAACGTCACTGGAGAGTGTCTGGAAGTAACCTTACTTTAAAAACATCCTCACAGATAGCTTCTGCGGACGCTGCGTGGCTATCTCAAGTTAAGTCTGATAAAAAAGACGAATTCAAAGATGAATTGGGAGAAGGGCTTAGAAGCAAATACAGTGACGACGAAAAACTTAGCTTGTTACTCATCCTGCAATTAGCTGTTGCTACAGGCAACACAGCCAGGGTAAATTATGTTAGCCAGTTAGCCGCATGGATAGACCAAGGCCAAGACTTGCTTTACGCCGCACAAGATAATGTCGACGCCGCAACCACAGAAGATGAGGTTTCTGCGATGGAGCTAAATCTTGATGCGTGGATAGCCGCTGACCCACAAGTAGTAATTAGAACAGCAAAGGGGATTGAATAATGGCTAGAAACTTTACATTAAATTTCCCATCTACTGCGTTTGGCCCTGCTTCAAGCACTACGGGTCCAACTTATGTTAATCATGGGACGACTCCTTTTAGTAGAATTGGTCTTGCCTTTGATGATTCCGCAGATGAAACCGCTGCGACTGGCATGTTCGTTATGCCCAGTGAATACACTGGTAGCGGAACTCTCAAGGCTGATATTTGTTACTATACAGCTAGCGCAACATCTGGCGACTTTGCAATGTTGGTTGGAATAGAAGCTATTACTGATGGAGACTCAGTAGACATGGAAGCTGCCAATAGTTTTGATTTAACGGCGACCGCATCAACAAAGACAGTTCCAGGAACGGCTGGACATCCAGACATTTTAACATATACACTATCAGCAAAAGACAGTGTAGCCGCAGGAGATATAGTAAGAATTCTTATACTAAGAGATGTTAGTGAAGACGGAGTTAGCGGAGACGTTTACGTTGCATCCGTATCTTTTTACGAGGAGACGTAATGAGCATTATATTTGACGGCACAGATGACTGTATTGGCAAAGACAATATAAGTATATTAAACTCTAGCGGATTCAGTGCTACTGACTATGCTTTCACTGTTTCTTGCTGGGTCAAACCTCATGGTAGACATGACGGAGGTCTTTGGGAGCAGTATGACGGTTCTTCTGGACCAGGGAGGCTAGGCGTTTATTCTTTGTCTAGCGGTAAACTTCGCATAAGATATCATAATTCTTACCAAACAAGTACAAGCGTTGTGTTTTCAACTGACAGCGATGTTTGGTATCACATTGTTGCTGATTTTCAATATGGCTCAAGAAATCTTTATGTAGACAACTCCACAGCAAAATCACACACTGCTAATAAATCGTCTGACCACGACACAGCCGGACTTGATTTTAAAATAGGCAAGGCTTTTTCGGCAAGTCCAGGAAGTGCATACTATTTTGATGGAGAGATAACTGAGTGGGCGGCTTGGGACGCAGTTCTTACCGCTGGAGAAAGAACAAGTCTTTACAACGGAGCTTCTCCTCTTTTTGTTCGCCCTGGAAACATGCGAGCCTATTATCCTCTCGGAGGTCCTTATGTCGGAAGCACTGTTGCATCATCGGCGGTGTACAGAGACCTTATGAACTCTACCGTTACTCATGCTTTAACTCCAACTAGCGCTCCAACCTTTGCGCCAACCCCAAGGTCTTTTGGTGCGGGCACCGGAATGTTTTATCCCAATACTTATATGGGAAATGACACCATTCCGTTTACTGCTGCTACTATTGAAGAAATATTAGATGAAGCAGCAATTACAGGCAATGATGTGTTGCACGAAATTATTACTTCTAACTTAAGAACTCAAGCTGGAATAACAGTTCATGGAGGAGGAATTAATTTTAAGAAAAGGGACAATACAGACAGCATTGATGCACAGGTTCAGGTTGATGAACTTAATGATAGGTTTGTCAAGTCTAAAAGGCAAATTCAAACAGATGTGAACGGATGAATTAAATGGCCACAGTAAAAACAATTAAACCGGCTGGTGGAGGAGATTACACAACACTAGCTCTATGGGAAGATTTTGCTGACGGTCAGTCTGCCGCAGACCAATGGGCTGAATGTTATACAGGAGGAAACTTGGGAGCGGTTACCCTGAACGGTTGGACAGCCACACCCAGTTCCTCGGCCTTCCCCAAAATTTATGTTGCAGATGGAGAGGGTCATTTTGGAGATGTTACGGCGGGAGCTTACATTTCTGCGGCTACTCCACTTGTATCCCATCTAGACTATACTCAGGTACATGGCCTAAGAGCTGCTTCCACGAACGACTCAAATGTTGTTTTAAATTTTACTGGTACTAGCAACGCTCAAGATTCTCGCGCAGACAGTTGCTTGATTCACGGAGACTTTGGAATAGGAATATCAATCGGTCAAAGCGGCTCTGGCGTAACAAGCTCTAATTATATCACCAATAATCTCATACTAATTGACGGAACCGCAAACACAAGCCCTATGGGAATATATATATTTGCTACCGACGCCTCTAGCGGAACAACCAACTGCTATGTGTATAACAACAGCATATATGTCCGTAACCAAGGCAGCTTAAATAATTACGGGATAAGATTTGCAAATGTTGCTTCTTGCACGCTTAATATATCTGTTGAAAATAACATTGTTATAGGCGCCGTAACTGGAGGAGGTGCATCAATCACCTACTGTTACAATCAAGTTACATTTAACACAGGTACAAAAACATTTAATAACAACATAAGCAGCGATGGAACAGCAGATGATTTTGGAGGAAGCTCTCATTTGATAAATAAAACTGCGTCTGAAATATTTAAAAATGTGAGCAGCAATATATACTCGCTATCTTCTAGTTCTATAGCGCTTGACACAGGGAAAACAATATCCGCTGTTACTAAGGACATAGCGGGAATTTCTAGGCCTCAAAATTTAATTTATGACATTGGAGCTTTTGAAACAAAAGCGTCAGACGTTATAGTTTATGGCGTTCCAAAAACATTTGAAATACCTGGGTCAGTTATATCTAGCCATGAATACATTGTAGACTCTTTAATAGAGGGTCCAACAGGACAAGTTTGCCAGTTAATTTATCCGGTTACTAAAAATTCAGTGTGCCCTAACTGTATTTACAGTCCAAGACAAAAAAGGTCGTCTAATATATATAAAACGGGGGGTCCGGTTCCATTTGAGAATCACACCACCTGTCCTTGGTGTGGCGGAGAGGGTCGAAGCAGCAGAGAAATAAAAGAAGAAATGAGACTTAGGGTTTATTGGACTCAAAAAGATTGGTCTGTTTTTGGGCCGGTCGAAAACCCTGAATCTTCAGTTATGATAATAGGATACATGTATAATTTACCAAAAATTGAAAAATGCGATAGGATTTTGTTAAACAAAAATCTTTCCCCTTACAGGAAATGGATATGCGAAAGGTCAGGAGAGGCTGTTCCTTGGGGTCTTTCTCAAGACAGATATTTTGCTCAAATGCTAAATAGAGTGGGAGGAGGCTAAAATGTCATTGCAATTTTCTCTAAAACTAATTGACGAACAAGGTATTCAGAAGCAGATTTTGAAAGCTATGCACAGTCATGTTTCAAAATATTTCACAAAATACGCAGATTACCTTGAAAGCTCAGTCGGCTACGAGCTGAGTATTGCTATGGAAAAATCTCCGACTATACAAGGTCTTAGGCAAGGAGGGAATCTAGCAGGGGAACTTGGAGTTGAGTTTGTTAATATTTGGGGTATAATTGCGACAGTAGCACATGACTCAACCAAAGTCAAGGTGGAAGCGCCAAGACTTTCAGGCAATGAAATAGTTGCGAAATGGACTGTTACGGCGGCTCCAAGCGACTTAGCAACAATCGCAGCTAGTCTACATGATAAGGGAATTCAAGAAACAGAAAAGGGCCAACAGTTGGAATGGATGAAATGGCTTCTTACTCTTGGTGACGCAGTTATAGTAAGAGACTACGAAGTTAAAGCTGGTTTTCCCAAAAGCTCTAGAACTGGTGATAAAATTATGGTTAAAGGCAGCGGATGGAGGGTTCCTCCCGAGCATGCTGGTTCTGAAGGAAACAATTTTATAACTAGAGCTATTGATGAGGCCCTTCCTGAAATTGAAAAACAAATGATGCATTTATTTAAGATGGGATTGGGGGGATAAAAATGGCGCTAAACAATCCAGCTACATTTAACGGAATAACGTCAATACAAAAAGACAACCTAAGCAACAACCTCTTGCTAGGCCTCCAAGACTTTTTTTCATGGGGGCTTCTTAATGCTGGCGGATTTCAAAATATATCCCGCTCTCCTGCAGCGTCAGGCTCATTTGGAAGAACATCTTCACGATACAGGTTAAGACCCTCTGATGACCCCAGCTATGAGACTGGACAGGTTTGGGAGGGGTTTAGAAACGACTGGGTTTGGGAGTCTGGATTTAAGCACAATGACGTTAAACCTATATCCGTAAGCGGTGTTTGGATAGCCAATCAGTATTACGCTCAGGATGACACCACTTATTCTCATTATGTTGATTATCCTAACGGAAGGGTTGTGTTTGATAATAGTGTTTCTACTACAAGAAAAGTTGAGGCTAATTTTTCTCACAGAACCGTAGGCGTAACACTGTCTTCTGAAAAATTTGTTCAAGAGCTTATGTTTAACTCATATGATATAGAAGATTTGGATACATATATGGCCTCCTCCTCTGGAGCTAGAAGCCAGCTTGGAGAGAGAAGACTGCAGCTTCCAATAATTGCACTAGAGCTAGTCAGGGGTGGCAAAAGCCAGCCATACCAAATAGGTGGAGGTAGAATTGAATACAACGACGTTTTGTTTCATGTGTTCGCAGATAATGAATTTGAAAAAAACAATATAAGAGATATTGTGTTGAACCAAAAAGAAAAAGTAATTTACTTGCCAGATAGAGCGCTAATGAAGCAAAGTAAAAAATACCCACTTAGCCTAGACAGCAACGGCAGTCCAGTCACAGCGGCTAAAAATTACTCCCATTTCATAGAGCCCAGCGGTGCTGGTGGGTTTAGAGGTCGCTCTGCTAGGTTTGACGAAGTTTCCTGTACTGACATGGAGCCTATAAATAGCTGGCTTTATAGAAGCACGGTGAGGGCAACTTTTTCTACAATTACTGGAGTGGCCGGAGCAAATATAGGTAACACTTGATTTTGGTGTATATTAATATAACCAGCTAAGTTTCGGGCAGAAAAACTATAGAATTCTATAAAATAACAGGAGAGTAATAAAATGGCAAATAAAAGAGTATTTTATGCCACAAAAAAGGCGGGTATAGGCCCAGTGGGCTCTGCCGGAGGCGGTTCTTTTACAGATGGAAAGGGCTCCTTTAGGCAAATTCATGGTCTTCAATCTGTCGGTATTACAACCACTTTTAATCTTGAACAGACATTTGAGCTAGGACAGCTTTCTATCTATGAAAACATAGAAGGTATTCCTGACGTTTCAATTGATTGTGAAAAGGTTCTTGATGGATATTGCCCTATTTATGTCTTAGCTACATCTATCAACGGAGATGGTTCTAGCGCTACAAATGGCTCTGATGGGGTATCTACTGGAGCATCTTTAGTTGGTCGCTCTAAGGGTAAGGCGGATTTTTGCCTTGCTATTCATAAAGACACAGACCTAATTGCCACAAATACTGGGGCTGGAGGCGCAAGTGACGCTGCTGAATCGCACGTTATGATGTCTGGTGTTTTTGTAAACTCAGTATCTTACAACGTTGGAATTGACGGGTACGCAACTGAATCTGTAACGCTTGTTGGACAAGATAAAGTTTGGCATGCACTTGACGGTGGAAGTACGGCAACCTCAAGAATGAAAAGGGCCAAATGGTCTGCGACGGACTTCATTTCACGCGAAGAGAGTCCTTTAGCATTAACTCAAGGTTCTGGTGGTGTTAACCGAAGAGAGGATGTTCTGTTTGTATATCCTGGTAACAACACTAACAGAGACGACAAGGAGCCTTTGGGTCACCTAGACGTTAATGGCGCAGTTTCTGGACTGGGCACGGTTTTGCCGAGAAACATTCCAGGTGTTAGTGCAAGCGGTACAAACGACAAAGGCGCTGATGGACAATTCGCCTGTCACCTTCAAAGCTTTAGTTGCTCGACAGACTTTGGTCGAGAAGACATTTTTGAGCTTGGAAGAAAAGGTCGTTTCCATAGATTCGTTCCGTTTCCGACTGAAGTTACCTGCGAAATGACTGTCATCTCAGCTTCTGGTGACTTGGTATCAGCCACAGAAGACGGTGTTGCTGACCCAGCCAACCAGGGTAACCTTACGGATGAAACAATTAGACTTCATCTTAGAGAAGGACTTCTTGTGGACCTCGGAAAGAAGAATAAACTCTCAAGCGTATCTGTAACCGGTGGTGACGCTGGTGGCGGAAACGAAGAAATCACTTATAGTTATACTAACTTTAATGATTTTACCGTTTACCATCCGCAAGACCCCAACCACAGGACGCATAAAGATGGTCGGTTTGCTACTTTCAAAAATAGCAAATTTACACCAAGAACAGTTGAAAGTGTTGGCGATACAGGCGAAGGCACTGGAGCCTCCGGTATTGCTCACGCAGTTCTTTAAAATTATTAGATGATTATGTGGGGGTCCTTGTGACCCCCACATATTTTACAAGGATAAAGGAAAAATGGAAAAAACGTCTCAAGGTCACTCTATTGATTATGACGAAATATGTATGTTTGTTGGCCGACTTTATCTAGATACGGCCCAAAAAAATCAAGAATTAAACAAGCACTACCGTTCTGTAATTTCAAAATTAAGTCAACAGTCTTCTGACTTAATAGAGGAAAATAAAAGCCTTAGAGATGAAATAGAAAATGCCAAAAAAGAAACAGCAAAAGGCTGAAAATCAAAGAATAATAAGCGAAATAATTAGCGGGGTTGTTATTTTTAATTTTCAAAATAAAACATACATCATTAATGAAGCCTCTTTAATCGAAAAAAACATATCAGACAAATTATACGAGCTAAAAATTAAGGATGCCATACGGTCTGGACTTATGACTGAAAGCGAAATTATTAACTATATGATTGATAATAACTTTTGGTCAGATTTAGAAGAAGAGGAATACGATTTAATTCCTAAAAAATTAGAAAGAGCAAAGCTTCAACTTTATAATGCGCATGTAAAATATCGAGATAAAGCCCCATTTAGAAAAAACATAAAAAATATAAAAAAGAAACTGCTCAGTTTAATACAAAAAAGAAATATTTATTTAGCGCAAAGCGTAGAGTCTTACGCTGCTTTGTGTAGAAATAAGTACGTTATATGCTCTAATGTGACAGACTCAAAAGGAAACAAAGTCATAAATTCAGAAAATTACTTAGACACTGACGGTTCTTTGATTAACTTAATAACTAATACATATCAATCTTCTCAATATGACGACAACACAATAAGAAGACTCTCTCATGAAGACCCTTGGAGAACTTTTTGGAATTGTGGAAAGTCTACGGGAGGTGTTTTTGATAAAAAATCATCAGAGCTTACTTCGCAACAGATTAATATTATTACTTGGTCTAGGGTATATGATAATATATATGAAAGCCATGAATGCCCATCAGACGAGGTGGTAAAAGACGATGATTTATTAGATGGTTGGCTAGTTTATCAGCACGAAAAGAATAAAAAGAGAAAAAATGAATCTGATTCAGAAGCTAAAAAAACTGGGGTAAAAGGAGATGAAGTTTACATTATGGCTGATACTCAAGAAGACGCTTCAAGAGTGTATAACTTAAATGACGCTGGAGGAAGAGCGCAAGTAAGAAGCATTGATAAACAATTGGAAAAATCTAATAAACCTATACCTGTCGAAAAGACTGTTGAGGCAAAATTAGAAATGAGACAGATGCAGCAAGAGCAATTAAAATCAAGATTATAGGAGAAAATAAAATGCCCGAGGAAAATAAAGGAATTACGCACTATAGATTAACAGCTTCAAGTCAAAAAAGAAAGCAAATAAAGGATAAGGCATATAGAGAAAAGTCAAAGAAAAGAGTTTCAAATATACTTAACACAAAAATGAAGACTTCCTTTATAGGGGCCATATCTGCATTCGAAAAGCATTTTGGTTTTCTGTGGAGTCACGGAAAAGATGAACAAGATTTGACTGAGGCAGAAGCAGAAATGAGAGAGATTTGGGAGGAAACAAGGGCAGACATTCTAGACAATGGAAACACACAGCTTAGAGCTATTATCAATGAAATTAATAACTATACAATAACCTGGGATAGATATCATCTAGATTTTCCAGTTAATTCTGAGGAGGAAAAATAATGGCAGAAAAAAAATCAAACAAAATAAATTTTGAAGTTGGAAACAAAGAGTATTCACTTCTTAGGCCAAAAAGCAAGCATAACGAAGCGGCCTCTATGGAGTATAACAGGGTTTTTAGCAACTCTTTAAAAAGTGGCGCTTTGTTACGTGAGTCTCTTGATAAGTTTATGAGAGAGCAGGAGCTTTGGAATGACGAAAAACAAAAGCTCTACTCGGAACTTTTAATTTCAATAACAGAAAAAGAAAGGCTCTTGGCTAAGGGTGGTATAAAGTTGTCAGAAGCGCGTAACAGCGCGTTGCAGATTAAATCTTTAAGAACGACGCTACAGGCGTTGATAGCTGAAAAAAACTCTTTAGACGTAAACACTGCTCAAGGACAGGCTGAAAATGCAAGATTTAACTCTCTTTTAATCAGTTGTTTGGTGTATAATGATACTGGAGAGCCCGTGTTTTCAAGTATAGACGACTACGATGCTTCAGATAATTCTGAGCTTACTGCTACAGCCGCCGAGCAGTTTGCAAATATGTATTTTGGCCTTGACACCGAATATGAACACAATTTACCTGAAAACAAATTCTTAAGACAATATAATTTTATAGATGAAGATAATAGACTTATAAATAAAGATGGGAAACTAGTTGACGTTGACGGAAGGCTTGTAGACGAAGAAGGAAGATACGTCAATGAAAAGGGTGAGTTTGTTGATTTCTTTGGAAACAGGCTGGGAGAAGACGGAGAATATTTAATCGAGACGAGTCCATTTTTAGATGATGAAGGAAACGAGCTTGATAAAAATGGAAAAGTTGTTGAGAAGAAATCGTCTAAGAAAGACGAAGAGGCGCCAAAAAAGAGAAGGGGCAGACCTAAAAAGAACGCCAGTCCCGTCTCTTCAGAGTCATAGTGGTTTGTTATGGATAGTAACTGTATTGTTGGAAGTTTTTTAACAATATAGGGACGGTACGCAATAGACATGGCAAACAAGTTTAATATAGTAGCCCAGCTTCAGCTCAAAGGTCCTCAAAACCTTACTAAGGTTACTCAAGACATAAAGAAAAGCCTTAAGGGCGTTGATATAGACGTAAACCTTAAGGCTTCTAAGTCTTCTGTATCTAATTTTAAAAGGACTGTACAAAATCAGCTAGGAAACCTTACGGTAAACGTAAACCTCCAACTGTCTAAGGACGCTCAGCAACAGCTACAAAAAAGCGCTCAATCTCTAGATAAAGTTTCTTCTAGCGCGCAAAACGCAACAAAAGCTTCTTCTAAGCTTTCTTCAGCCAACCAAAAACTGTCTTCTGGCGCAAGACAAACCGCTAAGAATATGGAACAGGCTGCAACTGCCGCCGAGTCATTTGGAAAACAATCGGCTTTAGCAGTTAAAAGATTTGCTGCTTTTACTGTGGCCGCAGGTACTATGGCCGCTTTAGTTGGTGCAATGAAAAGCGGTGTTGCTGCGGCGATTGATTTTGAAAGAGAAATGGTTAAAGTTGCTCAGGTTACCGGCAAAAGCATGGAGTCTCTTAAGGCTCTGGGAAGAGAAATAACAGGTCTCTCTACATCCCTTGGCGCGTCTTCTGCAGAATTAGTCAATGTGTCTAGAATTTTATCTCAAACAGGCCTTAGGGCAAACGAGGTAAAGACCGCTTTAAAAACTTTGGCTCAAAGCTCTTTAGCTCCTACATTCAAAGACATGACCAATACCGCCGAAGGTGCTATTGCTATCATGCGTCAGTTTGGTGTTACTGCAGACCAGCTTGGTGCAAAACTTGGTTCCATAAACGCTCTTGCTGGACAATTTGCGGTTGAGTCACAAGATTTGATTTTTGCAATCAGAAGAGCTGGTGGTGCATTCCAAGCTGCTGGAGGTAGCTTAGAGGAATTGCTCGCGTTGTTTACAAGCGTAAGGGCAACAACTCGTGAAAGCGCAGAGACAATCGCAACTGGATTTAGAACCATTTTTACCAGAATTCAAAGACCAAAAACAATTGAATTTTTAAAGACTGCTGGAATAGAGCTTCAAAATTTACAGGGACAATTTGTTGGTCCATATGAAGCCATAAAAAGACTTAACTCTGGGCTTAAAAGTCTAGAATCAACAGACCCAAGATTTCAACAAATCATTGAAGAGCTTGGTGGTTTTAGACAGGTGTCAAAAGTTATTCCGCTTATTCAGCAGTTTGCCACCGCACAAAGAGCCTTGGGCGTTGCCCAACAGGGCACAGGTTCGCTAGCAAAAGACGCCGCCACTGCTCAACAGTCTCTTGCGGTTCAAGTTTTAAAAGTAAGAGAGCAATTCCTCGCTTTGTTCAGGGATATTGCTGGTAGTTCAACGTTTCAAGTATTCGCTAAAACCGCTCTAAATTTAGCCAGCTCTTTTATAAAGATGGGAGAGGCCATTAAACCCATACTTCCTCTTATTGGCGCATTTGCCGCGTTTCAGGGAATAAGAATGGGGGCAGGGTTTTTAAGCGGTTTTGCTGGTGGATTTAAAGGTCAGGGTGGGGCAAAGGGAGTAGGCCAAAACATTGCTGGAAATATTTCAGGACAATCCCAAGCAGCAACAGCAACTAAACAATCCGCCGCTTTGACAACCAATACCCAAGCTTTACTTAAACTCACTACGGCTGTAACTGGACTTGCTTCTACGCTTACCAGAATGCAAGCGGCCAGCTCTTTAGGGAGTAGGCCTTTTAAAGGCGGGAAGCCAGCTTTTGGTCCTGGATTTGCTACGGGAGGTGTTGTGCCTGGAGTTGGTAATGGTGACACCGTCCCTGCTATGCTTGAGCCCGGCGAATTTGTTATTAGAAAAAGTTCTGTGAAAAAATATGGGGCTGATAATTTACAAAAACTTAACGACGGCGGAAAGAAGACTAAAGGCAAAAGTAAAAAGAGGGCTTATGCTTTTGATTTTGATGACACATTAGCCGTGAGCGACGCTGTTGTTAAAGAAGGCGCCGAAGACCCATTTGTTGATTTCAGGGGGGCCAGAGGAGAGTCTTTCGTTAAAAACGCAAAATCTACCAAAATAGCGTCTATGGCAAAAAGAAGGTCCTCAAGAGGGCACGACATATTTGTGGTTACAGCTAGACCCGGCGACAGTTCCACTAGGAGGGGTATTGGCGGGTTTATGAGTCGAGCTGGAATACCTACAAAAGACATTATTGGTGTTGGCGGAAGCCCAGGACCAGGAGATACCGCTCAGAAAAAATCTTCAGTTTTATCTAATCTTGTTAGCCAATATGGAAACATTACTTTTCTTGATGATGATAAAGAAAATATTTTAGCGGCAAAGCAGATTGCGGGTGTTAGAGCAATTACTGCCAGAAAAGCAATGGGCGGACAAATTCAGAGGTTTAAGAACGGGTCAACTGTTAAAGCAATGCGGAAGCCTTTAAATCTTGGAGAGAATATATCTATTCAAGGTTCTCACAAGCCAGGAGGCTACGTGCTTAATCCTCCAGATTCAAAAGATATGGTCATTAAGCCTACCAAGGGAATCCGATTTAATATAGGACAACAGCAAGCTGAGCATCAAAAAATCGTGCAGGCGATTATAAAAAAAGGAGGGCCCAAAGCAGAAGCGTTTTCTGAGTATACAAAGAAAGCCGAGTCTGCGAAGAAAACTGTAGCTACCGGAACAGTCATGCCCCCTAAGGGAGGTTTTCCGGTATTTTTCCCTTCAGCAGAAGATGCAGAAGGTTCAAATTTAGCATCAATAGTACAAGAGGCAACAACCAAAGGCCTCTCTGAGATGACAAAAGACCTAGTTCCTAAAGTTTCGTCTTTGGTTGACTTTCCTGGTTTAGGTCTTAAGGCTAACAAAGGTGATTTAACAAAAGAAATCTCTAGATTAGGTAAGGACGCAGGCGTACAGAAAACCGTAAACGGCTATGCATTTGAAAGTATGGTTGGAGCCATGACAGGAGCCGTGGTAGGAGGTCAAGGCGAAGCCTTTGATGTTCCAGACACCTCAACCGCTAACCCCGCAAAGTTAGAGGCTATTTTTGGAAAAGGCTCGTCTGCTGTAACTCGTGCGGAATTAAAACGAAGTGCCAGTGCCTTGAAAGACCAAAAGGGCAAAGGGGAAACCGGTGGTCCCGCTATTTTGAATAAGTTGAAAAATCAATTTTTAACTGACCTTTCTTTTGGACAACCAAATAAAGACTACCAAGGTATAAAAAACTTTGCCATGGGTGGAAAAGCACCCAAACCAAAAAAAGATTTTAGCGGGGGCCAGATTGCTATTCGTCCTGGACTTATTACAGCCAGATATGGCAAAGGCTCTGGAAAAAGCGGTCAAGTCACTGCCGGAAAGACGTTTGGAAACCTATGGGAAGTAGCTTCTTCGGACGCAACTAAGGGTTATGGTCCACATCTATACGACATGGTAATGGAAGGAGCCACATCTAAAGGGGGAATGCTTGTTTCTGACAGGGCTAGTGTCAGCCCTTCTGCTAAAAAGGTGTGGGATTTTTATTATTCAAGAAGAGCCGATGTAAAAAAGAGTCAGTTACCCACCGCTGACTGGCCTCTGGGCAACCTTTTAGATATGCAGAAGTTTGCTTCAGAAGACCCAAAGTCATGGCCTCCTAAAAGCGACGTAGCCGCTTGGTCTCTGCTGCATGGCTATAGCAAAACACCATCTATTATTAATGGTCCAGGTGTTCAAAAGATGGCTAAAGGGGGAGAAGCTAGCGATACTGTTCCTGCACTTCTTACTCCTGGTGAATTTGTTATTAATAAAAAATCTGCTCAAAGAATTGGTTATAATGCTCTCAATAACCTGAATAAGGGCAGGGCTAAAGGCTACGCCAAAGGTGGAGCAGTACAAAAATTTCATAGTGGAGGTCCGGTTCCAGACAAAGGTCCTAAAGGGCCTGGATATGGAATGACTGATGGGACAGGACCAGACGCCAAACTGCTGAACAGCCCTGTTCAAGGAAGCCCTGTAAGCTTTTCGGAAAGCGATATAAATCTTGATGAGCTAGACGACGAAAAATACGCCCAGCTTTTTGAAAAGGAGTTTAACGAACTTGTAAGCTTTGCCGGAGATTTTATGCAGCAGACGGGTGAAACAATTGAAGATTGGAATAAAAGAATCGAAGGTTATGTAGAGACAAACCTAGCTGAGTTGCGAAAGACAAGGGATGCTAATTTAATGAAAGGCTCATCAACTACAATACCAGAAGACAATCTAGCAAACCCAATGCACAGCGGAACCACTCCTCATCCCTCTCAGCATGGTAAATCCACACCTGTTTCGGAAAAGCACCCAGCTCGAGGGGGCTCGGGCGGTGATTCTAAAAAAATAATCATAACTGCGGACGAAGTCGACGTGAACGCCAAGTCTGCTAGCAAGAAGACTGAGGGAAAAACCCAACAGCCGGGAGAAGATACAATAAATTTGGGCAATATGACGTCATCGGGTGGTGGCGGTGGCGGTGGTGGTGGCGGTGGTGGCGGCGATGACCCCTGCGGTCCCGGCTCATTTCTTCTTAACGGAGAATGTATGGAAATTGGTGCGCAGACCCCAGTCAGGACAACTGAAAAACTTGCATCACACAAACCGGGCGGCAAACGATTTGAAATTGATACGGACCGCGACCGTCTTGGCAGAACAATTGCACCAACCACTGGACAAATGCATGGACCCGAGCTTCCGCCAGACCATAAGGAGTCTAAGGAGAAGGATAGGGATTCTGGCAACATGATGATGTTTGCTATGGCCGCTCCAGGAATGATTGACGCTCTTGCTAACAGCGTTGGAATGGGCGGCGAAAAAATGCAAGCATTTACAGGTGCAATGACAACAGGAATAGCAACCTTTGCCATGATGGACCAAGCCATGCAACAGCTTTCTGAAATTCCTGGTCCAATTGGAGATGCATTTAAAAACGTTAGCAAAAAAGCCAAGATGACTGCGATGGCGGTTGGGGTAGTAGGAATGGTTGCTAAAGGATTTGGGGACCACCTTATGCAGTCTGGATTAGCGGCTATGGAAAATGCTAAAAGTGAAGAAGCGGCTAGGGCTGCAAGCACAGATGTTCAGGTTGGCGGTGCCTTGGCAGGCGCTGGAACTGGAGCTATGATGGGGGCTCAGTTGGGAATGGTGCTTGGTCCAAAAGGCGCATTGGCGGGAGCTGTGATTGGAGGAGTGATTGGAGGGGTTAAAGGTATAGTTGATGCACAAGGACAGATTGAAAAAGCGATTGCGGCAGGAACACAAAAAAGAATTATGGAAAGCATGGATAAGACATTAAAAAATATAGAAAAACGTGGTGTTACTAGAGCATCAACTGCCGCCATAGGAGATGAATTTGGTGCAGCTATGGACCAAATCTACAAAGCCGCTGACCCAGAGCAGATGAACGAATTTAAAAAGCAGACACAAGCGATGCTGCCAGGAATGCAAAGCTTTGTGGACGCAGCTTTAAAGGGAAGCGCTAGTTTTGAAGACGCTGTAGCAAAACATGGGCAGGGACTTGAGGATGTTGTTAAAGATATGGCTAAATTAAAGGGCATATCATTTGAAGATTTTAAAAAAGAACTCGATGAAACTGCTGCACTTGGAGAAAAAGTAAGAAAAGCACAACAAGCCCAGGAAGAAGCAGCAGACTCAACGAAAAGTTTAGTTCGAGAGACGAATGTTTTAAGAGACGCTTTTGCCGAAGCTGCAAGGCAGATTAGTAGATTTTCAAAAGAATCCTCCGCAAGCGCCGCTACAGCTTTGGGACAAAGTGTTGACCCGACTCTTAGTGGTGCATTTGGAAGCGGTGTTTTAGGGGCTTCTGCTGCCGGTCAAACAGTAGATTTAAGTCAGCTCGAAGAAGCCATAAATCAAGTCGCTCCAAACACAGAAGTTGCTCAAGCAGCCCTAGAAATTGGGCAGTTAACAAACCAGCTACCAGGAATCTTAGAGACTGCTCAATCCAACGCAGGCTTTGGAGCCGATGATTCAAGCTTTAGAGCAGCCGTGAAAGAAGAGATGGAAAATAGAGGCGTTGACACTAGTAAGGGGGCTGGAGCTTCTATTTTGGCCGGAATAGACACAATGTTAGCAAAAGACACGGCTAAGGGAGAAGGGGGATTGATAGGAGAGGCGAGAGAAGACCCAGGTAAGCTGGCCGCAAAATTGATGAAAGAAGCTACCCCTGAGCTTTTAAATGCCCTGCAGGAGGTTGGTGATGCAATAATTAAAACCCAACAAGAGCTTCTATCAATTCTGAACACTAGAAATAAACTTGAACAGGAACTTACAAAACAAAGATTGCAAACATTTGACAATCAGTCTCAGCTAAAAGATTTTGAAGATTCGATTACTCCGGACTTCGAGAAAGGCACCGTTCAGGCTAGAATACAAAAAATTCAAGAGAAAGACTTAAACAGGCAAAAAACAATACTTGGCGGTGGTGAAGGGGCGACAGGTACTGCAGATGTTTCATTCCTGGCAGGAAACGTCCCTGCCATGCAAGAATTTTTATCAGCAACGAATGCGGCAATAAGTGCTAAAAGACAAGAAATAGAAAAGATGGAAGCGGCGGGCGCAGCCACTGAGGAAAATCGTGACAAATTATTGGCTGCCAATAAAGAGCTTAAGGGAATGGAGCTTCAGTCTCAGAGAGTTAGAGCAGCTTTAGAGGACGCAGCAAAAGGAGGGGCGTCTCTTGGAGAGCTACAATCACTTTTAGCGGACGTTTCTCGAACCAGACAGTTTATCGCCGGACAGCTTACAAGTCAGGTCACTTTTGGAACTGATGAGAGTAAACAAAAATTTGCAGACACCACTACTGCAGCACAGGCACTTGCTTCTGGAGAGGCGACTATGGATGATATTCCAGAAGAAATGAGGGGAGCCGTCCTGCAATTTTTACAGGGACTTGGAACTGGTGGCGAAGGAATGCTTAGCGGCAAGACTGGCGCTCAAGTTATCCAAGAGCAAAACGAATCCATGCTTAGGGAACAATATGCAGACCAGCTAGCACTAGGCGTAGCCACCGGTGGTCAAGAAGGCATGACTGAGGAGGATTTTCAGGAAATGGTCGACGCCACCTTTAAGGCTAGCGAAAGCGAAATAATGGTTCAGCAAGCTATTCGTGACAAGATGATGAACATGGTGGATTCTAGCAAAGCGTTAGAACAGATACTTAGAGATGAGCTTACTGTTCAAGATAAATTATTGGCTGATGCCGTAACCGCTGGTAGTCAAGCTATTGTAGATGCTTTAAATGCAGTAGAACTAGAAAGAGCCAAATCAGCGGCTCAAAAGGCTCAAGCTGAGGCTGATAAAAAAGTTGACCGGGCAGAGAAAGCAGAACAAGCACAGCAAACGTTTGGAAGTGAGGAGGGGATGGAGTATGTCAAAGACCAAGAAACAAACTTACAAAAAATGAGAGAAGACAGAGAAGACGTCGTCGAGAATGCGGAGGCAGTTCAAGGGATGCGCGCAGGAGGACAGGGTCGGCAAAATATTGAAGACTTTATTCACGAGACTCTTATGAGTGACCTGGGCGGCTCCGGTATGAATACGGAAAAACAGAAAAAAATAATCGAGCAGATGAAAAAAGACCCAGCGCTTGCCAAGCTCGGAGATGAACAATTGATGGCGATGACCCAGGAAATTATGTACGGTAGCTATCTTTCTCCTGCAAACTATGATTCTTTTACTCGTAGTGAGGGCAGCTCGAGAAATGTAACCAACCGTGTTATTAACTCCGCTGGATTTGGAGAGGGGCTTGGCCAGACCGGACAAACAGAAGACGCTAAGTACAGGCTAGAGGAGCAGGCAAAAGAACAACAGCGCCAATACGACGAGCTTATTTCGAGAAATGTTCCCGAAGCAACTGCGAGAGCTTTAGTTTATGGTGATGAAGAAACTCAATCGGGTATTACAGGCCAAACAATGTCATTGGACGGTCAAAGTTTCGATACAGTACAAAGCGATGCCGAGGGGGCGGAAGCTGAATCTAAAAGGTTGGGAGGAAAAGTAACAGATATTGAGGAAAAACAAGAAAAGAGAGACGAAGACACAAGACAGAGAAATAGGGAGAGGGACGCAGCCGGAGCACAATCAAGAAAAGAGGCCAAGGAAAAGTATCTAGAAGCAAAGAGAAAAGGGTGTGCTTCCAACGGAGGAGTTTACGATGAAGCAACTGGCAACTGTAAGTCTAAACCTAAAGGAGGCGATACAGCCAGCACAGGCGGTCAACCCCCCATTCAATCCCGGTTCCCCGGCAATCAAAATCAAACTCCAGTTAGCATGGGTGCCAATCAAGGGATTGATTCGCCGTATGAATTAGAGTGTGAAAAAGGTATGACGAAGCATCCAGATGGAAGCGGTAGATGCGTCTCTGTGGTGCTGGCAGCGGCTTGGAATGATAAATATGGGGTTGGCATCGGCAGCGGTCGACCCCCCACCGCTGCACCCGGAGGAGTCGGACACGACGCTAGTAGTGCATATACTTCTGGTGGTGGTGGCACCATGACTATGGACCCACTAGACCCTAATCTTTCTCATTCATTACCTCCGAGCAACAGAAATTCGGAGCAAGACCCGTTTAATTTTGAAGCCCAGCCCCCTCAGATGCATTCTGGACCGGCTTCTTCGTGGAAGCCGCCAACGACCTCGAGCCTAGAAGGGTATAGGCCAGGAACTAAAGGATTTGCTAAAGCCAAAGATAAAGCTGACGCTGAAGCCGCAGCAAAACAAGAAGAGCAGAAAGAGGCTTTTATTACTGCGTTGACAGAATTTACAGGAGCTATTTCTTCTGGAGAAACTCCCTTGATTGCATCTTTGAATAGTTTTATAGAAACTTTTGGAGGTGAGGAGGGTTTAAAAATGACGCTAAGAATGCCGGATGGCATTAGTGTAAACGTTACAGGACTTAATGGGCTTGAGGGACCAGTTCAACAAGCAGTTATACAAGATATTGGAGACAGACTGAGCAGGCTTGAGGGCGTTGTCAGTGGAGATAGGCCCGTAGGATAAGGAGAACACATAATGGCGACGATGCCTAATATCAAAACAATTAGAGCGTCTTCTCACCCACTTGGAACAGGCGATTTTACAACAATTCAAGCGTGGGAAGATTATGCCGACGATAAGGTAAACCCTTATCAGTGGGCCGAATGCTATTCTGGTTTTGACCTTGGCGTTTTTAATTTGTCTGGATGGACGTCTTCTCCCACTTCTTCAGGCTACCCAAGAATTTTCGCCGCCTCAGGAGAAGCTCGTGGGTCAGATTTAAGCCGAGGCCCTATAATTGCAGGCACCATCGGTTCAGACGGCGGAACTCCTAGCAGTAGTGATGTAAACACTATTGCTGTAAATTTTGCTAGAGTTGATGGAATTGGAAGCACCAGAGGCTTTCATATGAATTTAAGCTCAGCCTCTAATATGGTTGTTGAGAAGTGCTGGGCTACTTCTGAAGACAACGTTTGTTTCAAAGCCTTAGCAGACGTTAGCACTACAACAAGTTCTGGAAATGTTATTAAAAACTGCATAGCCATAGGTACTAATGGCAACGATATTGGTTTTGAGATTGGTGGAGCCAATATGATTGGCGGTAAGCCAGGTATTGAATGCTATAATAATACTGCCTATGGACATAAAAACACAGGCTTTAAGATAGCGAATACAAAACTTCCAGGCTTTTATGGAGGTGCAGACGTTACCGTTAGAAACTGTATGTCAATGGACGCAAAGGGCAGCGACTTTTCTTACACGTTTATTTCTAATGGTGTTCAAGGAAACGGAAATTATGTCGCCTCGCACAATCTATCTCGGGATACATCGGCTGGTTCATTTGGCTCTGGAAATCTTACAAATAAACTCACATCAGACGTCTTCTCTTCTCCGCATAACGGAATCGTTATAACAAACTCGTCTGGTTCTATATCTGTGTCGTCTTCCGGAGACTTTAGATTAAAGAAGAATTCTCCAGCTATAAATAAAGGATTTTCTGTTACGTCAGTCACAAGGGACTTTAGTGGATTTTTGAGACCAGAGGGTGTCTCTTACGACATAGGGGCTTTTGAGTTTTTTGACTCTTTTTCAAATACGGTCCCCTTATTCTTGCGAGGACCGTTAACTGCTAGTAGCGGAGTACCTTTATTTTTATCAACATCACTTAAAGCAAACAACACTGCTTCAATTTACCAAGAAGGACATGTATCCGATAGCGGAATAATGTCCATGTATATATCTTCGGCGGTTGCGGCCTCTGGGTTTATGCCTTTGATTATCGGAGATTTTGGGCTAACAAGAACCGGACCCCTTTTCATCTCTGCTGGACAATCCACCGCTTTAGGAGGTTTATCTGATTATCAATCTGTTTTAAGCGAATTGAGTGACAATAAAACCTCCTCCTTATATCTAGAGGCAAAAATTAATTCCTCTAGCCTAGAGTCGTCTTTGAGACTAAAAGAGTATAAATTCGAGCAAGACGCGTCTGCAGACAGAGTCGGGACAGGCGCTGGAGTTATTGGTCAATCAACGTCCTTGGGTGGAAGCGGCAATTTCAGGGCTTTGTCCGCCTTTAAAATAGATGACGAGCTATTCAGAACAGGTTCCGCATCATTGTTTTCCGTTGGAGGCTCCACATTATTTCCAAAAGAAGTTGATTTTAATAGGAACAGAAGATTTCAAAGTCAAGGTTTTAAGTTTACAACTAGAGGTGCGTTTTTATTCTCGTCATCTGAGAAAAATTGCGTTGACGGGTCACTTTATAAATTTGATAACAATGTAAATGACAATTCTTCAGATTATGGCTTTAAATTATATGCCAGCGGATTTTATGCTGACGGGCCTGGAACTGACGTTACCCCAATGGTAGAGTCCGGGTTTTATCAGAAAAGCACTAGATTCCCAGCTTCATCCACGGCCGGTTCAGGTTCAGCTAGATTTATTGGAGGAACAACTGCTGGAATAAAAATGATTTCGAACAACACTTATCATGGAACAATTCTTGTTCAATCTGGCTCTCCTTCTCAAAACGACCAACATAGAATTATTTCAGACAGAAGAGGGGTCGCAACGTCATTTTGGATAAACAAACGCCAAGAGATTAAAAGCGAGCAGACTATCAAGGCAGTTCAAGGCGTTGTAGGAAATTTACAACTTAATAATGTCACCGCAGCATCTTCTGGTCAATGGGGAATTTATTATATTCCTAGTACGGTACAACCTAGTGGAATTGGACCGTTTAATTCATTTAAATCTTTGCTCAAAAAAGATAAAGAGGGTAGACTAAAAGTAGACACCAAGACTCTCGGCGGTATGGTTCCCATAGTAAACACAACAGCGGGTGGAAATATGGGTCGTATTTTGAGAACTGACTCAGACGGCGAATTAGTAGCAGAAAATGCTCCAGACACAATGATTCCCATACAAGAAGACAGATGGTATTATATGCAGTTTTGGGTAGACACGGAACTTAATTCTTCATTTATCCGAATTGCGTCCCCTGCTAAAGGAACTCCAGGTCAGTCTGGGTATATGCCAGAAATTAAACCAATCACAGATAAATGTCAGGATTGGGGCTCTTCTTATGAAGTTAAAACTGATGCAGACAACTTAAAGCTTAAAGTTGGCGGCGGATTGTGGCGAAACCAAGCCACTCTTCCATATTTTAATTTAGGATACAATACTTCTAGCGACGAAAGACGACAAGAAGAGTTCCTAATAGATGAGCTTATTGTGTCAAATAAGGTTTGCAGTAGAGCGGCTATGGAAGAACAATTTGATTCTGACTACAAAAATTACCTACAACAATTTTCAGAAAATTCAAAACCAACCCTTTTTGTATCCGGCTCTTAAAATTGTGTATATTATATAGAGGAAATAAACATGCCAATATCATATAACTCACAGCCACTTATTCCGGCCCCATTTGTTAATATATCTAAAGAATATATAAAAACAGGTGACGGAAAAAAAGTGGGAGCAACATACACAATATCCATCGAAGGAACTTTGATTCCAGAAAAGGGCTCGCCCAATAGTACGGGTGCATTCTCCGCAAAGCCCTCCGATGAAAATATAACCATAGACGATATACAATATTCCCTTTTCAATAAAGCCTCTGCAATAAGACTATTAATGGCCACAGAGGGAAAAAGACTAGATATCAGAACATGGAAAAAAACAGAGCTTCAAGGAAGCTACACAATTACCTACGACCACACCGGCGGAACCTACGAAAGAATGCTCACTCTGTCTGGAGCCACATGGCCAGCCTCTGCTGAACACGGATACATTTTTATTGGCGGAACCACCTACAATGTTTACAGAAGAATAAGTGACACGGTTTTAATTCTCGATAAAGAATTTAATCCCGGCTCAGATTTCAGCAAAAACGGAGGAGCCGGTCAAGAATGGAAGTTAGTTATTTATTCTGGAATTTATTGCTACCCAAGAATTACAGGCGTAGAAATTGCAGACAATAGGTATTCTACTGTAGTTCCTTACACTGTTAATTTTGAAGTTGATGAAGTTTTTCATACTCAGGACTTGGCCACAAGTTTTGGCGAAGAAGACATCAAAAAAGCCGGAATAAATGTTGAGCATGAAGGGCATACTAATTTTCACGTTTCAGCTTTTCTTGGCACAGACATTTCTGACGCCGACTTAGCAGACCACGAAAATGAAGACAAAGATTTTGCCGATAATAAAATATACATATCCGATGCCACCGACAACTGGTCAATTGATTCAACCTCTGAAATTTCCACTCCTGGTGGCTATGAAACATTTACGGCTAGCCATACAGTGTCTGCAACTGGCAAAAGAGCTTTTGGGCCAGAGGGGTTAATAAGAAGCGCGATGGAAAACGCCAAAATGTGGGCGTCTCAAAGAATAGGCATTAACCCAAACACAGAAAATTATGTATACCCTGAAAAACAAACGCCCAACACGACTACAGAAGCAAATGTCCCTGGAGTTCTTGATATTGGCGGAGGAGGGGTTTTCAAGCAAGGAGTTGTTGCTTATACACAAAGTAGCAGACAGGTTGCCATTAGCGGAACAGACAGCATAACTGGGGCTACGGCCGTTTTTCCAAAATGGGCTGGAGACGGAAATGTTAAAATATATATAAGAACAACAAATGGAAAATTTAGCGGTCTCTATAACGTAACTCCTGGTAGCTTATCTTCAGATAGAACAACCGTCACTCTGGATGCGAACGATAATCCTGGGTTGACCACAACGACCTCTTCAAACCCAAAAATTGAAGAATATGAACTCAGAAGGCCCGTTGCCATAGATGATTCAGAAATGCCAAGCACAGCTCCTCCAGGTTTTGGAAATTTATCGCAATATGGAGCTAATATTGGAATAAAAAATTGGGAAGATTATAGCGCATTAAACGCAACAAGGTCTTTGCAAGTCGATGATAGCCAGGGCAGTTATTCTGTTACAGAAAATTGGCAATTTGTAAGGACTGGTTATAGCAAGGGGTCCGCTGCAGTTTCGTCTGGTTCGTCTGGATATGGAGAAGCCATCACAATTACTAACGGTGAATATATACCAAATACAGTTGCTGGTGGAAAAATCACTTTTCAGGACACAGAAAATACTTACGAGCTTACCACATCTAATCCTGTGTACTATGATATAGAGCATTGGTCTCAAAGTAGCGCTTCTATTGCTAAATCTAAGGCTCTTAGAAAAGATGGAAATAACTTTACAACAATAATATATTTAAAAGAAGGCGTTACCACAGGAAGCGCAGGCTCATCTGGCCTTAGTTACAAAATAATAAGCAGCAACGTAAAAGAAGATTTTACCATTGATATAAATAAATCTGGAGAAAGAACAGAGGTATCAATAAATGGAACACTAACTGGTTTTTATGAAAGAAGCCCAAACTATTATAATAAGCCAACAGAAAAATATGACGCAGCAAAAAGAAGATACGAATACTTGATAGGAAGCTATGACCCATGGAAAACAGCCTCTGGTGTTGCTAACTCTGCGAACTCTGCGTACACAACAATCACATACTCCGGGCATGGGCTAAAAGTTGGAGATGTTATAGAGATTGTGGATATCGCCAGCTTGAGCTACAACTCATCGGGTGAATGGGACGGAATCACCACAAGCGCTATAAACGCATTGCAATCAAAATTATCTGTTCACAAAGGTTCCTATAAAATTATTAGCGTTAGTGATAGCACATTTGAAATAGATTTAATTAACAAACAGATACCTTCTGGCGTTAAATGGAGAAAGCGAAATATTAAAGACACATTTAGTAATTATAGTCCAATATACAAAATACTTGCGCCTTATTTTCCAAGAAGCTCTTTTAATCCTCTCCCAATAACAGAAACTGTGGGTGTAAATCCATTAGCTGGCACGGTAAGCTTTTCTCTTAGTTTTGATGATAGGCCAGAAACAAATATTGAAGGGGCAATATCAGAAACAATCTCTATTAGCGACACTAATCCAACGGTAAAATTTGCAACAATAGAAGTCCCCGGAAGAGTTGGTGGTCCTGTTTTTCAAAACCTTGGAACAACCTCTGTTCCTAGCAGAACCGTAAACATGGAGGTTGTAATGCCTCCAAAACACTTAAACACATCAGGAAGTCTGACGGACGTTGACGATGAGTCTCCCAGAGACGATGTGGAAACTGTTCTGAATTATTTTGAAAATGATTTAGAAAGTAGATATTCTTTGGTTTTCATTACTGCTGACCAGGAAAGTTGGGAACCCTGGACAGGAAGATACACTAGGTCTATTACATGGCAATTTCAAAATTGTTAAGGAAAGGAAATTAAATGGCTACAGGTAAAAAAAGAACTTTTGTAGACGCTGAAGGAAACCAAACTCTTCAAGGTTCAGTAGTTAAAGCAGTAGTTGGCAGTGATAATAGAACAACAATTACTGGATACCCTTCTGATTTTACTAATGACCAATTTCTGGGGGCTAGTATCATATCCTTTACCTGTCGTGTTGGATGGGGGGCTGAGTCAAGCGAGCTTTCTGTTGAATTAGTGGAAGATGATTGTAGAGCTGAAAAATTTCTTCCTCCAGCCATAGGTTCTCCAGTAAATTTTAAATATTCTAGCTTTGAATTTGGCGGACTATTAACAAACTGGGAGGCAAGAACAGATACATCTGGAAGAAAGATAAGCGCAACAGTCAGAAGTCCTTCTGTTGTTTTGTCTAACTCGCAGATAATACTCAAGGGAGCTGACGACTTTGAGCCTGCCGGTAATATGATAAGCGTTTCTGGTGGAGATTCATTTTGCAGAGAGGTCTCTATAGGGTGGACTGCATTAAAAGCAAAGATACAAACAGCAACATTTACATACAAAGGAAACGACTTTACTGTAGATTGTAGCGACATTCCAGGAGACATTCCCTTTGATGGAGACTCAATTAGTGTTCTCGAGGCTATAAATAGAGCAGCCTCAGCCCAGTCATTGCAAATTTATTTAGACTTTATAACTGGTGATAAAAATTTTGTAGTAGAACTTCCAGATGGAAGCACGCATGTCGTTGCTGCAGGTAGTAATTTCATTAAGGTAAGAACCCATGACGCTTCCCAGAACCTAACTTTTGCAACGGCAATTAATGATACTGCGGGTAGTAATGCTGGCTCAAGTGGTTTTGCTAGGGCAACCAAAGGAAGCGTTTTAAGCGCACAGGGATTACTGGCGTTTATTCCTGGAGCATCCATTGACTCTAATGGAGTAATAACACAGAATTGTTCTGTTGTCGTAGAGAATGATAGTGGGCAAGTAATATCTGAGAGCTTTTATCCTCCAAACTCACTAACGTCTTTTTCTGCTGGCATTGAGTCTGCAGATGTATGCACTCACGCAGTAATTAACGGCGGGCCAGTTGAGGCCATTTGGAGAATTCAAGACGGGGACACCTATGACCCAGAAATTAATTTTGAGACAGCCCAGATAACTGATTCAAAAATTTATCATTTTTGGGGAAATGACCCAGACACTAACGGTATTCTAATCAGTGAAATTAAACCAGACACAAAGATTGAGGTTGGTATTCAAAAGCAGATTTTTCATGAGTTGCTAGAAGTAGATACATATACAATTGATTTGTTTGAAATGAGGGTTGCGTCTCAAGGATATGAGGTGTGGTATGATTGGATGGCAAATACATGTGATAATTCAATTGCTGTAGATGCCAATGACCCTGATGCTCTTGGTGGAGGATGGGAAGAAGATGTAATTGAAGTTGACGGCAAAGATAAAACAGTAGAAGTATGTAATATTCCAGGGGGCAAAGCTAAAATTTTATCTAAATTTACAGGATTGCCGACATACGCTCAATCAACATATGTAAACAGGGCCATAAAAGCCGTTCTAAAAGCAAACATGCCAGCCGTTGATGCTGACCCAGACGGTGGTGGAATTGCAAACATGCAAGAAACTTTTGCAAGCAAGAAAAAAGAAATGGAAGAAAATGGAAACTTAAAAAAACTTAAAGCTCTTCACTCGTTTGTGTCCAGCTTTGCCGCGAAATACGGACAAGAATATTTTGTAAGATTTCCAGACGATTTGTTTTTTTGCTGCACAACAGACTTAGAGGGTGTGCTTACGGATAATCCAGGTCCTGGAAACTGGGAGAAAACAGCTAGTGGATGGCATCCTCAAAGCGACGCTACGGATGATAGTGGAAATTCAAACGCTTTTGTTTTAAATCAAAAATTGAAATGGGGTGGCGCGGCACTTTCAAACTTTATCGACGAACAAGGAAAATGTAAATCAATATTAGAGTTTGATTATAATCCAGAACCAGGTAAAACAGCTCTATTGGACCCTCTTACTGAGCAAGAAGTTGAGCTTGATTTTCAAAAAATATCAGGCGCAACACAATTTCATGACTTAGACAGCAAAAAAGTTTTTCTTGAGGCTTCTTTTGATAGGGTATATAGGTCTTGTGACGCTAATGCGTTTGCCGAAACTGTCGGTGAAGAACAAGTTAAAATTTCTGGCGCGACTTTAAAGATTAGCGGTGGAATTCAAGCAAAAATAAAAGAAGACCCATCTAAACAAGTAGTCGGTTTGTCAGACGCAACCCTTGCTGTTACCTATAACAATAGAGTTGCCAGTGACGACCAGATAAAGCCAGGAAAGTACGTGACTCCCGTAGATGAAGATGGCGAACCAATGGAGGCTGAGTCTCTTTATAAAAGATTTCAAGATTTAGTCAGAAGGCACGGAAGCAACTTAAAAGGCAATAAATTAGGTCCGTTTTTCATATCTCCTATTTCTGCCGCAGTTCCATTAAAAAGTAATCAACTTAGATACGGACCAAAAGAATACACATCTTCCGCCGACGGTGCCAGCCCAACAGACGGAAGAAGCGAATATGAATCAAACACATCTCTAGTTCCTTGGGAATTTGGAAGCATCACCGCTATGAACGCCGCATTCGACCTTACAGGACAAACCAAAGTTTCAAGTCAAACTTTGCTAGAATCTGGAAGCGTTAAATTTACGGGAACTCCTGCACAAATTGGAATATATAGGCTTGGAGACGCATTAATTTCTGGCGGGCCAAACATAACTGGGGTAAGCATTAATGTTGGAATGGGAGGAATTACTACAGATGTTACCTTTAGAACCTATACAAGAAGTTTTGGAGAGCTAGCCCAAAATAAAATTAATATGCTTTCAAGAATGGGTCAAGCACAACAAGGATTGCAGAAAGCTTTTAACACTAAAATTGCTGAAAGATATGCTCTTGGAGTGTCAAGAAAGCTTGAAGAAATGGAAAACGCAAAAGATAAAAAGGAAGAAGACGAAGAGTCAAAAAAGAAAAACTCTCCAAAATCTAATACATCAATAGTAACACAAAACCACAGAATAGATTCAAAACCTGTTGAGGAAACATCTGATGGGTTTAGTTCATCAGGAAGTAGCGTTTCTAAAAGCAATTTTAGATTTAATACTTCTGTTAGTATAGAAACAACACATGAAACAGTAGAAAATCTTAATAGCTCTTCATCTACAACTGGAGCAACCGATGGGAGCGAAGAAAAGAAAAGAGACTACAAAAGAAAAGCGTCCTGCAGCCTAGATAATTTTTTTAGACCTTATATGATTGGTAGCGATACCGGCGGCCAATTCCTTATGCCTACCATGGTTTCAGCGGCAATTCAAACTGTAGAACAGGGAAGTTTTGATTGTGTTGGGGAACACGATGTTGGTTATGGCGAAACTGCTTCTTTTAATAATGGCATTGTATACTATGCTGATAAAGGTTGCTGTAGTGTTGTTAATCTATTCGATGAAAATGGCGATGATGCTGGGATACAGCCAAAAGATGGTGCGACTGTTCATTACAAAATAGACGCATCCGCCATGAATCCTTTTATGTCCAAAGAGGCTGCAGGTAGTGCTGGTTTAATAAATTTTGGAACAGCGCCTGTGAAAAGAGTTACTAGAGGCTCTTCATATCCATCGCAAGGTCTGACGGCTGGAGAAGGAAACTCAATAGCTGAAGCTCCCCAGGAAGAGCAAGAGAATGAAGGGCTTGCAGACGTTAGAAGCGTTGGTCTTTCTGGACCACTAATGATTGTGGGTTGGGGCTATGATATTGAAGGCAAACCTGTTCCCGGAAAGGGTCGCACGGACAGCGAAGACCAAGATGACAATGGCGGCTCCTCTGACGAGGAACCAAGTTCCCAATTTGTAGATGACTGGATAAATAAGCCGCATCTCTGGAAGGCCGGACCCCTAGACATAAGATGGAACGAAAAGAAAGGTATGTGGGTTCCCAATATTCCAGAGAGACCTGTAGGATTTATAATAGAGGGAAAACTAAAAGAGGACCTTGCGCCAGGAGGAACCGGAGAAGCAGTCATGGAGAATCCTCCACAAGGCACTGCAACAGTATCCGCAGCAGTAGTTACAAATAGATTAGGACAGCCTTTGTGTAAGGGGCAAAGAATTTTTGCTTACTATAATCCATTTTCCTGCGAGTTTGTCATATTACAGGCAGAGTTTATTCCTGTGACGGTTGTAACTGATATGGCTGCGTATGAAAAGGAGGGTGAAAACACAAAAGGTTGTGTAGATTTAGTTGCAACAACAAGAATAATATACGTTCAATCCCCTCCAACAATTGCCGTTCAGACTAGATGGGCTCAAGTAAGGGGTTGCGATTCTTGTCCAGTAGAAGACAATTCTAACTGTAGGGAAGGCATAGAAGAAATTGTAAGAGAAATGCTTGACGCCAGAGAAAGCGATGGTCAAAATGGAGGCCAAGACAACAATGAAGGTGACACAGAAGGAGGGGATGAATAATGGCTGCCTTAGATGATTCACTAGAGGTTGTTAGTACAAGCTACCTTGCAGAGTGCGGCAGAGAAAGTGGCGCAGCTTGCAGGGGAGAAGACGGAGACCCTTGCTGCCCGTTTGGGGATGCTGACGGATGTGGAGATGGTGGGGATTGTGGTACGGGTGGCTATTATGAGGCTGAGCCGCCTTGCGAAGAAGATATTGTTGCAGAAATTAGCTGCTGCAGTAACCCACAATTTCCAGATGTTAAAGGCACTCAAAACTGGTATTGCAAGAATGGGATTTGCACTGCACCGGACGACCGTGCTAAATCATGCAAAAGCGATGAGATTGAATTATTTACTACATCTCTTGGTAATACCTTTGTAGCACATTTGGGAGAGTGTGGAGAACACACAAGAGAGGAGGAAGGTAGCGATAGAAGGCCTACGGACTGGAGATGCGGCCCCCCAATGGACCCATCTTCGACATGTCCGGCAATCGGAGGGGTTTATATAAGTGATGACGACGATTTGAATTTTTTCATGCCTCCTACTCAGCTTTCTTTTCCTCATTTTGCCAGTTGGACGTCAGACCCAAGTGGTGGTCCAACCGTTATGATGTTTAAAGATGAGAAATTAGATATTGGCAGTGATTTAGATGGAGGCAAAACTTTTCTTTATCCTAAAGTTAGGACTTGGAGAAGCACAAGAGCGCAGATAATGGAAACACTAGGTTATGATGCAGAAGAAGGAGAGGTGGCAGGAGAAGAAGGAGAAGATAGTGAAGGGGAAAATGAAAATGAAAATGAAAATGAAAATGAAAATGAGGGCCTTCAGTATGATGGCGATTCAGACAGCGATGGCGGCGGTGATGCCGATGATAATGTAGACACATCGACACCAACCACAAGGCTTGAAGAATTTGAGAGGAAAACGGCAGTTCTAATAAATCCTCCTACAAGAGCTATGCCCGTTCCTGGTCAAATAGTTTGCGGCCTTACTAAGTGGTCACAAGAATGGCGAGATTTGATAGCCTTTGAGGAACGGCAAGCAGCAGAGGCACAAGAAGGGAATGGAGACGAAGACGAAGAAAAGGATGAACGAGTAGAGTGTGCTGCAGGCGTATATGACGAAGCGTTAGAGCATCAAGATAAAGCGGGAAGCATATTTGAAGCATGGGGAGGATACAGTGTAGAAATATCAAATTTTTACGGAAGGCAAAATAATAATGTTTTGATAAGACCTCCAATTGATGGCAAAAAAGTAAAACCAAAAAAGCATGGGTGATTAATGTCAGAGTCAGAGAAATTTAAAGACTTAGCCGCAGCTTTTCTAGAAACTTACGGACAAATTGTAAGCACGACGGCCGGTGGTAGAGTAGGTGACCCAGATGACCCAGACTTTAACCCAGAAGCAGTCGGGCGTCTTGACTCAGGTGAATACGGTCTTAACGACGTGAATCGAGGGGGCGCATTCGTTCCTTTTGAGGGCACGCAATCTTCTGTCTCTACGCCTCAATATAGGATTGGACAACACATCCATACTGCTGAAACCGACGAAGAACAAGCCACTTTTGAAATTGCTTATGTAGATTTTCTTAATACTAATTTCAATTATGCTGCTGGTCCGTCGTGGGCAATACCCACCCCTTATTGGAATCTTTCTTTTGCCTCTCAAGCATATTCTACTAACGAAAACTTAAAGTCCTACAACGAATATGCTGTTGTAACAACTAGGAATGATAATCTTGACTCTGAATCAGATAGAAGAGACTGTGAAGCTGCAGATGGGGAATTTTCTGATTTTGATGCTCCTAATCTTATGGAACAAGAAACAAGAGAGGCAAAGTGCAGGTTTAGTCAGAAAGAACAGGCAGAAGAAGAGATTGATGCTTTCTGCGGAGATAGGTCCGAAAAGGACGGCCCATGTGACGGCGCCCCGCTATCAGAAGTTAGACCAAGAGAGATTCCTTGCGACGGATGCTCCGCTTATCCAGATATAGAATATATTGCTGTTGACGACAATGCCGAAACCTTAATAACAAGATACACAAAACATCCAATGGAAAGTTCTTTGTGTGACCTGGGGACCACAGGCATAATTTCTTTAAAATGGGTAAAAGATGAGTCTTCTTGCCCAGACCCATGCCCGCCGGAGGAGGAGGAGGAGGAAGAAGGTGATGGTGAAGATGATGAAAATGATAATGATGACGACGATGACCAAGCTGAGACCGAAGACGAGTCACAAAATGAATCAGATGATTTACCTTTGAACGAGGGAACAACTGAGTGCTCAGGCGACAGCGATTGTCCTCCAGGCTCAACGTGCGTTCAGTTCAGCGACGAGGAGCCTGGAGTATGTCTTACACAAGTAGAATACGACTCAGTCTTTGGCGACTCCGGCAATTCAAGTTCAGGAGAAGGCTCTGCAAGTGATAATGTAGAGCCAGAAGAAGAATGCGCATCCGAAGAAGAGGTTGCAAGCTGTGAGCAACAAAAAAGAAGAGAAAACACAGGAATGTGTTGGTGCAGCGATTATATATGTGACGCTAACTGCGATGGGCGTCCAAATGGATATTTTGAATATGGCCCCGGAGGAAATCAGAAGTATGGAGACGACGCAACACCAAGATGTTACGACGCTTGTGCTTTTTATAGATTCAACAAACCGGCTTATTTGGCAAATTCAATTTCTGTTCCAGCCGACTCAAAATTTCAAACGGAAAGTCCAGGACCATTAGACGCATCCGAATTTCAAACCTGCGTAGACACAACGACAGCCCTAACTCCAGAACAAGAAGAAGAAAGACAAGCACTGATAGATGATGAGGGGCTTGCGCCCGCTGACGCTGAAAGAAGAGTTAGAGAAAACGCGGCCACAAACATTAACGCAATCATAGTGCAAGAATACCAAGTTCATCCGCCAAACGACAGCCCTCAAGGGCCAAAAACAAGCGCTATCCATGGAGAAATGTCTGTTCATGTCGGAGAACAATGGTTTACGCACAGTGGCAAGCATGATGAAGCAGGCGGGTGCTTTAGTGTTGAGGGTGAGTTTGAATCTGGGGGCGATGATGTGATTCCGAGCAAAGTGTGTGTACATCCTAAAAAAGACCCCACAACAAATGAAATAGCTGATAATTCAACTATTAAAAACTTTCATGGAGTTTATGAAGAAACCACTGTTCACCCCGCCGGATTGTCTACAGAAATAACGATTCAATCAGAAGGAAACACAGAGACAATTGATTCGGTTGTATATAAGCAAACAAGAACACTAAAAGATGTTGAAGGTTTTGACAACGCGCCTCAGGCAGGTGAAGATTTTGAATATTTCTTGTTTTGGAGCGGACATAGATGGGAAATTGCAGATTGCAAAAATAACCAAAGGATAATCGTGGCAAAAACCCCGTTTGCCGTCAACCAGGATTCCGTACCTGAGTGCGGAAATGGCTCTCCTGTTTCTCAAAGTCATGTTGCGACTTGTTGGCATGTTAACGACGGTACGAAAGCGCCTGTTTTTGTTTTGTTTGGAGATTGCGATTCAATTCCTGGGGGTGGTTTTATAGAGGGCATACATGTCTCCTTTATGATGAATATTGCAGACAATGTAATGTTAGTGGGTGATGATTATGAAGAAGGGGTATCTGAAGAAACTGAATACTTCGGTTTGACTGGAAGATTTCCTATACAGGGAGTTGTAACAAAAGGCTCCCTCCTGGAATATAATCATCAGTCTGGGGCTTTCAAGTTTGAAGGAGAGTGGGGAGTTTTTTGGCAGCCTTGCATTGATGAAGAGCCAGTGGTTCCGCCACCTCCCCTAACCTCCGAAGGCTTTGAATCTTCTTCGCAAGACGACATAAGAGGCCCCGATTATTCCGCCGCTAAAAATATGTTCAACGGAAATTTGACATTACAGCCATTTGATGAGGAAGCAGGCTTAAAGGCAGACGTTGAGTACGCATCAAAAATAGTAGATGTGTCTAAAGGTCTTTGCGTGTCTTTTAATGTTTTAAAAACAAGAGTTAGAACAACCGGCCCCGACCAGCCATCTATAGCTGAAGGCATAATCACAAAAGGTAGCGCAATTTATTCTTCCGACGAAATTTCTTCTTTTAGTGGAGAGTGGGGAATATTTAATATCTCTGAAACACAAACACAAGAATCAAAAATTTTATTCGCTGTAAATACTCCTAATGGTATATTTACTGAGTTTATAAACATAAACCATTCAAGAAATTATAGGATTCAATTTTCAATATCTCCTAATTTTTCTGACAACGGAGAGCCTTCTGATGGCGGAACCTGTTATATAAAACTTGCAAAATTAAGAGTCAACATACCAATATCTCAAAGAGAAAATTTTTCTAATTCGTCTAAATATATCATCGAGGAAGAAAAGCAATTCACATATACAGGCGATATTGCTTCTAGCAACGATAAAATACTTATGGGGCTTAATGCTTCTACAGACAATTCATCTTTAGGCTCCTCGGCAGAGGCCTTTAATATTACCTCTTTAAATATACACGAAGGGCCAGCAGATTCAGATATATACACAACAAGTATATCTGGAGCCAGAACAATAAAAGATTCCTCGCAAAGCCGAACAGAACATAATTCTTTGATACAAAAATCTTCTTTAACAGATTTAGAGTCTTTTAATAAAAGCTTATTAGACAATATACACGGAGATGAGGAAAGCGGATTTTTTGACAGCTCTTTTTCACCGTCAACCTCGAATGGAACAGGTGTTTCTGCTTGCTTTGAATTGTTGGCGCAAACAGCAGATTTTTTACATTATGAAAAACTGATTAACGAAAATAATTTTTATGACACTATTGTTTCTAAGGGCGTCTACACCCCATCTAGTCGCAGACATCTTAATTTTAACAAAAACTTTATCTCAAAAGACGACCCCATCTACAGTGATTTTGATATTGAGTGGGGCATATTTTTTAACGCAAGGGAGCCATTTAGCTCTCCAAATAATAAAAACAAAAGATTAAATTTATTTTTTGCGGTTAAGACAGACAGCGGACTTTATTACGAAAGAGCTTATGTAGATTTTAATGCTCTATACGCTTGCTGCTTTGCTGTTAACCCCTCTAAAAAAACTTTTGGGTTTAGACTTTTAGACTCCAGCCAATGCTATGAAAACCAAACAAAATCAAAAACTTGTCCAATTAGAATTTATCCACAGGGCACTACTAGACCTGAATTTGAAGATGGCGCCCCCTACAGTGGAAACTTGAAATCTACTAATGAGCCAGCACAAATTCTTCCTGACTTAGGAAACTCAAACTATTACTCTAACGCTTTTGCTGATTGGTCAATAAGGAATATATCTTTTTCAAAAAATCCTAAATGTATTTGTGATGTTGAATCATTTTCAATGTCTACCTCTAAAAAAGACGAAGACCTTTTTTATCCTGAGCCAAAAACTTTTAACGGAACATATAAAAATGGAATTTGCATTACCGCTAAGATAAAAAGAAAAGTTGACATTTCGTGCACAACTACTGGCAATTCTTTTTACGAACCTATTAATTTAATATCTAAGGGTAAAGTTTCTCAATTTCTTTCAACACAAAAAGTTTCTATTGAAGGAGAATATTCTCTTTTTGCTAAGTCGGTTTGCAATAATAAAACCCAAAACTTATTCTTTGGAGTAAACAGCAGTAAAGGAATGGTCTCCATTCCTGTTGGAAGCGATGGTAAGATAGCGGCTGGCCATTGGTATGATATTATGATAAACATTTCTCCGAAAGACGAGCAAACGGGAAAAGTTAATATAACTACAAAATATATACGAGACAGGCACGGAGACAGGAAAGAGCTTAATTCAAATTTTGTCAGCCAAAACACAAAAGAATTTGCGGCCGACTTTGAATTTAAAGAGGACAGTAATTATGATTTCAATATTGGAACCGGATTTTTAGAAGGAGAAAAATATTTAATCACAGATGTAAACGTTTTTGAAAGTTGTGACATCTCTTATGGGGGGTTTGGAGCCACTTCTGAGAATTTGAGCTTTGATAAAGGCAAAGTTGGCAATGGAGAAATTAAAGTAGAGGCAACAGCACCAGCAACCAAAAAAAAGATAGATGCAAAATTGTCGTATAATTTTACAAAATTTAACAGAGCAAATGATGGTGCATTTATATTCTCAGAATTGTCTGGCTCAAATTTAGCTATGTATGACCAATCAAACTTGTATTCAGGTTTTCCCTCTTTTTCTTTTATAGACGGCTATTCTCTTCAAACAAATCAGGGAATAAATATGAAAGGAAGACCATCGTCGCAATCAGGATTTTCATCAGGACCATTTGGAAATAACGACGAGCCAATAGGCTTTCCTCCAAGTCCGATTCCATCTAACTCAACAATATTCGGAATAACAGTGGCCTGCTCCTGTGATTCAGGAGACACCGCAGGGGATGTTTTTGCAGACAACTCTCACATAAATGGCTTTTATAGTTTTGTAGGCCATTTCCAGCGCCCCGGCGGACCCACCAGTGGACCGGAACACGGGTTGGTGATTGGCGATGGAGAAACTAAAAATTTTACTTTTGGCAAGGAATTCTATAGTTTTGATGGACGGTCGCTTCCTAATTCGATGGACCCAGATTTCAATTGGAATGATAAGAATACAGACTATTTCAATTATAGTAACACTCCAGACTGCACAGGCCAAAATCGTTGCCCCAAAAAAGGATACGCTCACCCTCCAATCTTTTACAAAGAGCAGGATGATGACTTCAGTCACTCTGTAGTGATAACTGCGTTTGGAATAAATCAATACATGGGCTCTAGCAGGTTGTTCAAGCACTACAGTTGGTACGACATTAATGCAGAGCCACCCGCAGCGAAGAAAGAGGCGCTTAACTCAAAAAACGTTGCGTTAGGGTGGCAAATTATACAATGGAAAGGTGACGGCGCACCTGAAACCAACTGGGGCAGTGACGGAAGAAACTCTATCTATAACCCCGCAAATTACGGCAAGGTATATGCTGAGTCTGAACTTCGTGAGAATTTTGAGTGCCCTTTCACCTTAGGGGGGCTGTCTCAATCTAGAGATTTGATTGAGGAATACAGCAAAGCAGATAAAGATAAGAAATGGGTCAAGAAAGATGGGAAGTATAGTAATTGGACTTTTAAGAATCAACCCTGTAGAGCAGCGGGCGCTACAGAGGCAAAACATTCTCTTGTATTATATCCAAACAACAATTCAATTGATGCAAAGGAGATAGCATGCCAAGGTAAAGATGGGACGAGCGACCCCTGCGAAAAGCCATGTACTGAGGATTACGATTGTAAAGGCTTCGGCACCGAAACGTGTGGTGACGATGGATGCTGCGAAGATGAATATGACCCCATCGAAGATGGAGACTGCGGTTGCGCACCAGGGGCTTCGGGGTCGGACGGGAATGTTCAAGGAGAGGGACTTCACCTTACAATGTCGAATTGGACCGGCATGAAAGACGCCATAAGCAAATCCTGCAGTGGTGCGGTAGCAGACGACAATGTTGCAAATGGAAGATGGGATGCTGTTCCGGCGGGTGACGATAGAAGAATAACGCAGTCTGAATTGGAGGCAGGCATGCCCGGCGGCCCGATATCGGGTTCGATAATACACCCCACAAGATGTCAGTGGGAAAGGTACGTGACAACCGACAAAGGAAAGGTAAGGCTAGTGCTTATCTCTGGGTCCGGATTTGCTGCCTCCCGTGCTGGTAGTGGCGGTGAAGGAATAAGTCCTCCAGGGAGCTGTCCTAACGTCGATGGGACGGACGAAACCTGGTACATGATAGTTGACGGCACAAAGTCTGAGGGTGTGCCAGGCCTTAAAGTCGCATTTCTTGCTGTATATGGGGTAGCCGAAGCTATTGGTGGCTTTCAATGTCCTAATTTTACAGATATTTGCAGAACATGCAAACACCCAAATGGCCAACTTTTTAGTTCAGCAAATAATGTGAATTCAGAAACGGGCGCAAAATTTACTCCAACTGAAGGGGGAGTTCAAGATTGTTGGGCAAAAGAAGGAGAATATGAACACGACGCTGACGGAAATGAGGCCACTCCAGGCGAAACTCGGACGGGTCAGGGGCTTAAGTATTGGGGCGGAGCATGGCTTTACATTTACCGTGGAGTAGGGAATCCGAATAATCCGATTTTGAATTACATTGATATTGTTTGTGATTGCGAAGGTGATGAGGATACTGGACCTTGCAAAGAATGCGACCCCGACGGCACTCCTCCATGTCCGGATGGCCAAGAATGCAAACCCGATGGCGAAGGAAAACACTGCTGCGTAGACTCTCAAGACCCTCCCAACCCCAACCCGCCAGCGTTCACTCAATGCAAGAAAGGAAGGCTTATATTTTGCGCAGGAAGCGATGGTGTAGTATACACGCATGAAATGGAAACTGCCACGAACGACCAAGGAGACAACGCTTCTCCTTGGAGAAGAATCAGCATGCAAATTCGAAATCCAGAAAGAGTACAAAGCGCTAATGAAGGAAACGATACAAAACCAGGAGAAATATTAATATCCGTTAGAAAATTAGAAGGCAGCGGTAGGACTGATTTAACGAACATTGATGAGTTGGCTCCAACTTTTCAGAAAGAAATTTTTGACCGAATCCCCATTGCAGAAAACCACAGTTTTATCATTGGTTATAATGATGCGGGCGAAGAGGTTTGGGGACAGGACGATGATGGCAGGGATATAAATGACGACATAGAATTTGACCCGGCATCTGGCGGAATAATTAACGTTTGTCGAGACGATGACGAAGATGGAGTAGCAACTAACACCCCCACCGCTTTTCCAAATGCTTTAGGATGGAACTCAAATGTAGTGTTTTTAGATGATGTTAGAGTTACAAAAGAGCTTTGTGAATTTGGAAGCGGAGGGCAAAGGCTTGACGCCCAAGGACTTGAAGAGTCCCTATCTCTTTTTCCAGGAGAAACTTCTTTAGAGAACGACCCCTGTAATGAAGAGTCAACAACCACAACCCCAGACGGAGTTAACTATGAAGACTCACCGGCGCAACCAAACTTTGCGATGCCGGTAAATCCCTGCTATATTCCAGTAATGCCAAAGTGCGGAGACACCCTTTTCCTCAGACAGAGAGACACAACAGACCCCAACACATCAAGCCCGGCATGCTTCTCGGCCATGCCTAGTGCTATAGCCGGGCCTCCATGTGTTTGGGAGTTCGCAAGGTCGATGGATTGTTTTGATGATAAGTGTTTACCTAACAAATCTGAACAAGACGATGGTTTTTATAGAGCCGCTTTGACAAGAGGCGAGTTTATGAATATGACAGATGCTGAGATATTAGACATTTTTGATAATCAAATTAGCCAAGAAGAAAGAGAAGAGGCGGAGAGGGGTGACTGGGTAACACAAGATGCTGGTGGTGACTTTAAAGCTCTATCAACCATAGGGGAATTACTAGAATGGGCTGATACTCAATTTGGAGGAGATTTCTCTACTTTCCTTCAAGACACAGTAAATACAGACGGAATAGGTGGTAATGCATCTGATATTAATGGAGGCCTCCTAGATGACGTAGACGATGACGGAAACAATAATACAAGCATTAACAATTGGTTTGATTATGTTGACTCTGAGTCTGACAATCAAGACGCGCTCGATGCTTTATTTGGCCCCCTCGCTGAAATGCAAGACATTACAAGCCCAGTTGATATTATAGCTGATTTTCTAGCAACTAGAACTTGTTATAATATACCCGCGTCAGAAATAGAAGATAAACACAGGAAGTGTATAGACCCAGACAATTTAGCCTCTACAGGAATTCATATTGGCGCAAACGTTTGTTATCCAAAAGTAGAGTGCTGTGTAAGCTGTTGTGATAAAAACGATGGTGGAGCATTAGATTATTTGATTGAAGCTAATGCTGATTGTTTTCCAAGTTCTGTACCGTGTAATATAAATGACGCTCTGAATGCAGACGAAATTATGCAAGCAGACTGTAGAGATTCCGATGACTGCGAGGGAAAAGGTCCTTATGGTCCGGAACATTTTGAAGCTAAGGTTATTTTTTACAGCCCCTTTTGGTATATTACGGTTTACAGAAGCTGGCTTTGGGAGGAAATTTATAGCGATGAAGGATTCCAAGAGGCTATACAGGGAGGCAATTTAGTAACTTCTTATGGAAAAAGAATAGTAAATGGAACAAGATGCGCTCCAATAGATGAAGACGGGCACGAGTTAAGTTGCTACGAGCTAATTGCAGAAAGACATGTTTATTTTGAGAATTTAAGGCTCAACGCCCACAATGTACCTCCTGCCGGTGGACTTAGCTTTGAAGTTTCCGAAGAAAATGCACGTCACCATTTCGATTTAGAGGATGAAGCTTGGGTTGACGACCTCACCGCCTACATAGACGATGAACTGGATATGGCGGGAAGATTTTCTGGCCAATCAATTCTATGGAGTGTCACGCCTGATAATCCAGACGCCTTTAATTGTGGAAAATGCCCAATTCTTAAAAATGATACTGGAGAGGGATGTTCTTGTGACGGTTCAATTGATAGTGATTATAGTGGAGAGGAACAGGAGGGGGACTCCTCGACTCAAGGAGGGAACTACTCCGATTCCAGCGACTGCGGCCAAGAGTCTCTCGGCACTAGGATATCGAGGTATTGGGAATCGAACCACGATTTCGTTCACTGCTATAGCAACGACGATGTTGGTGTAATGCAAATACCAACAAAAAGGGTTGCTTGTGGAGGAAAAGTTCAAATGTCTTTTTGCAGGGGCGCTTGCGATTATTGGTGGAGGCCTTCAAGGAGAAGTCAAGGCCCCTTAAACAGTGAATCATACACTGAAACGAATGAATATGGAAATAATTTTGCGGGGTTCCTTGGTGGAAGACGTATGGACGCTCCGGGATTCACAAGCCTTCAATACAATACTTGCCAGGTTTACGGACAAACTTATAAAGAAGTACCCCCGCTACCTATAGATGGCGAGTGCCCAGAGGGTTGGATGTTCATGGCAGGTCGTGACCCGGATAATCCGGAAGTATGGAATGCAGAGACCGAGCGTTGGGAAAGGGCGTCTCCTGGATATTGCATGAGGGGATATTCTTCTGAGGCGGGCATACTCGGTACGGGCGGCAGCAGCGGCCAAACCTGGACAAGAATGGGAGACTATCATGCGTATATGGCTGACGACCGGTCTTTTATGGGGTCAGCCAAAGATGCGCACGCATGGAGACTTACTGACTATAGCTACCATTATTCGAGCATAGAAATACCAAACTCTGAAACCACCTCGCTAGAAGATGCTAAAACTGGACCAGAAGCTAATTTGGATTTCACTGTACCGGCCGTAGAGGGAACGCACATATTTTACAGTGTGGGTGGAAATTTATTGGGTTTTGCGAACTCTGCAGAACATAGGTGGGCTATATCTACTCTTATGTTTGACAGTGACATTTTTGATGGGCGTGAGGATTACTTGGCAGAACCAGGTGGTTCGGCAACCTTAGAAACATATATTTTGGAGGGAGAATATCCTGGAAAGTGGGAGGACTACATACGTGAGAAAAAAGAGACTTTTGAGGCAGGGGTTAGGGATAGAGATATAGGGAATGGCTATACAATTGACGGCGATTACACTGAATCCCGCCCCCCCAAGTATGAGTTTGTAGGATTTACTTATTCAGACGAGGTTGTGTGGCCTAGATGTCGAGAGGGTTATGTTTACGATAAAGAAAGAAATACTTGCGTATACAGCGAAAACCCAGAAATTACAGAATATGCTGTGGATGCTGTCATGACCGGGTTTGAATATAAATTAGAAAGACGAGTTGGCAGTAAGTATTCCAAATTTCACCCATGGTTTTGGGGCGCAGGATACCTTAATGATAATAGGGCAGGCGGTGCTGGAAGTGCAGGTGCAGGCTACGGAGACGTTACAGTGAGCGACCCTATCATCAATTCGACTTTTGAATCATTTGACTCAAACGAGTTTAAGAGTCAGGGGTCTAAATTTAGTCACGACGCACACCTTAACTCCTCTTCAAAGGACATAGTTGATTCAATAACATCTGCTGGAATAAATTGGTATAGAAACTCACCTATAAACTGGGCGTCAGTTAATTATTTCGGGCTTGTTGCGCCTGAGGAAGGGCGAACTCTCGGTGAGTACATGCAAAGCGAAAAGCACTTTAGAAAAAGAGGGTTGTGGATAAATGGAATTCTTGGAAATCCAGCATGCACTTACGACCCATCTTGGTACGGTCAAACTGGTGGTGCGACACTTAGGGGATTTTATTTTCAAGATTGGAGAACACTCCAAGATGACCCTGGGGAATATATGTTGAGTACAGGTATTTTTGGAGTCCAATATGAGATGAAGCATCCTAACGAGTGGGCTAACAACCCCAATCCGTCTCAGAACCCCAGTGGCCCAGGTTTTGACGGTTCCGAAGTACAAAAAATGCCACTTCAAAGGGATAATCGAAGATTCGACAATTTGGCGCTCGGCTTTGACGACCCATCCTGGGACGGCAGTCTTTTCGCAGGTGACGAGGATTGGGAAGAAGACACAAGAGGTGACACCTTTAGAGATGAGTTTCAAGATTTTCCCGGAAGCAGAACGCCATTTCCTGTGTTTGCAAGCGCGAGAAGGTTTGGAAATTTATATAGCTATTTTACTGTTCAATCAAAAAGCTCAGATGTTAATGTAAACATAGGAAAAAACATGTATCCGTTTAATATGGACTTTACAAAACCTTGGGCGGGACTTCCGGTTTACGATAAAATCAAAGAAAAATACAAAGACTACAATATGTTTATGCCTGAGATTTATTATGGCACTATGAGTAGGCCAGAAGCCTTTATTTTAGAAGACTCTACTTTTATGGATTCGGGAAATCTGGATTTGTTTAACGCATGTTATGCCAGGCAAGCTAGCAACATGTTTGACTATGGACTTAAAGGTGGCTTGTCAGACCACCAATACAACAATACATGTATGCATGGTGACCTTCAACTTGGAAGAGAGTTCATTATGGCGGATGAAATTATTAGGGGGACCTTTACTAGTTCTTGGCTACCAAGCAGTCGGTATGGACCTGTATCAATTAGTTTAGGGATAGATTGATTTTTTTATGATTTTAATTTATTATAAGTATAAGGAGGAATTGGAATGTCTAAAAAAGAAGAAAAAAATACGCCAGGAGCAATAAAGAGAGCTTCAAATTTTGCTAAGGCGGTAACAAAGCACGCAAAAGACAACTTTAAGGACGTCTCTCTTGAGCAATATACAGAGAGGCTTTCAATTTGTAATAAATGCGAACTTCAAGAAAAAGGAATTTGCAATCATGAAGATTGCGGCTGTATATTAGCAAGAAAAGCTTGGTGGCGAAGCGAGAATTGCCCGCTTGACAAATGGCCTAAACAGCAATAAATGGTGTATATGAATATAACAGGAGAAATCTAAAAATGGCTAAAATTGACTTTCTTATAAATCAAACTGGCTTTGATTATGACCTAAAATTGGGTGGCTCTGGACTTGCCTTTTTTGGAAGTTCGGGGTTTGGTTCAAGCGTTGAAGTTGGCAAGTATCAAGGGACAACTTTTGTCTCTGACGGCAACGGCTCCACAAAAGGCGCTCAAGCTCAGAACATAAAATTTCACAACGCTGGAAGCGGAATACTTGGTTCTGCAGCTAGTGGAATAGGTCTTCAGGCAATACCAAATTATCAATCCACTTTAAATATAAGATTTACCCATTCTTCTCAAGTTAAGGCTCAGAATTGTGAATTAAGAATATACGATAGAAGCAACATTAACAACTCGGCGTCTGGGGTAACAACCAAGGTTGCAGAAATTATTCATCCAAGAGTTACACAGTTTGCAACAGGCTCAGGAGACAACCAATGGATAACACCAAGAGGGTCTGGAGTCGTGGTAAACTTTGCTAACTCTCCAGGGGTAAGCGGTATTTTTGCTGGGGACGGCGTTTCAGTAATATCACAAAAACAGTCTACTAGACACGATTGGTATGCGGCACTATCGGCAAGCCCAGATTCAATTGGAAATAAAACTCAGTTCGGACTGTTCTTTGCTTTAGAATATATCTAATTTATTTCTGATAAGACCATCTGTGATAGTCAATAACAAAAGACATCAAAAGAGATTCTAGTATAACAGCTTCTGCTGTGGTTATGCTGTGAGAAACTTTTGTTACGTTTTTCTTCGCATCCTGAGAAGACAGATTTAAATAAAGCCTTCCTTCACTCCACTTCAACCTTAAGCTTGTATTTCCGTTTTTCTTTTGGTGGTAAAGCCCTGGCTCGACCTTTCTGCCAGACTTTGGCTCAGGACCAACAAATTGCTTTCTTCCCTTTAGTACCAATAAAATTTCACCTATATCGGGAAGACCCAGCTTCATTGTTACAGATTTATCTTTATTTTTATCTCCAGAAGACCAAGCAAATGATGCATTTTTATTTGAATCAAAACCAGTCTGTTGCGCTGTTTCTAGAAAAAGTATAAGGTCTGCATAATCAACACCGTCTACACTCTTCCATTTAGTTCTACACTGGAACTTAGAAGCCGCTCCGCTTCCCTTTGAGTTAGGCTTGTATATCCTATACTCTTTTGCTAAAATTCTCTTCTCTTGTGTCATTGTTTTTCACCTTCCAGTTTTCGTCGTATGTTTCTACGCCATCAGGTCTTTCGGCGTCTTTTCTTTGAATTCTATTTAAATATTGAAGCATCTTTTGAGCAGACTGTTCTGATACTTGTTCAACACAGACATACTTAGAGTCTCCGCAATTAATAAAGTCTGTCACATCCATATTTGTCCTCTGACAAAGCATATCTATCACAGTAATCTGTTGCTCTGTAATAGGAGTAGATGGAGCCCAGTCTTCTTCGGTATGCGTATTTGATGCAAGCTCTTCTGCTGTCAGAACTTTCCTCAATCTCAGCATTTTTCTGTAAACCCTAGATTCAGCCCTAGTCCCAGCGGTTGCAGACGGATGCTTAAAAATTTCCTCTGGAGTATTTAGCTTATTTGCATCTGCTAAATCTTCAACGTATATATAAGAGCCGTATCTTGGATGTCCTTCCAAAATAACATTACTGATTGTTACCCCAACAACAACAGTAGCATTTCCTTTATTATTTACATTGGGGGTGTCATTTTTTATAATCTCAACCTTTTCTATCGGCCCGAGAACGTTTTCAGTGACCCTCCTTAGACCATCACAGGTTGGAGCGCCATTTTCAAGCTCGTCGTCTGCAAATTGAGAAACAACCCACTCCGACCAACTTTCACTGTTAAACGCAGGTTGAATAAGAGTGTCATCGCCTGATAAAGAATCTGAATCAACAGCCCCTAATATATCAATTTCTTGCGAGTCTTCGTCTTCAAAAAGTATGTCGTCGTCTTCTTTAGTCTTTAGCAGAAGCGATACCAAAGTCTTTTTGCTTTGAGACAAAGTGTCCTCATCCTCAACACCCATGTTACGCAGCTCTTCCCGAACATCCTTGACGCTAACATCTTCATAACCATGCTTTGGCATAAAACTAAACCTCTATTTCTTTAAATCTTTTTGATTTTGTTGGCATTTTTACAGATATAACTTTCAACTCTTTTTGTATGCTATCCCAAGTGTCCCTCATTGCTTTTTGAGAAAGGGTCTTTTTCTTTTGTGCGACTCTTAGAACCATTATTCCGTGATACCTTAAAAGACCGTTCTTTTCATTGTCGGATTTAATGGTTTTTCTAAGAGCTTCTTCACCCCATATTGGCATAAAATGAGATGGCCCATCTATCTCTATTGCAGTCCCTAGCTCTGGCAAATATATATCTACCTCAAGATTTGCATTAGGCACAATCCCCTTCTTATGATATTCTATCACATAATTATCTTTTGTCAATTTATCTCTAATATATTTTTCTAGCTTTGAACCCTCCTGTGAAGCCCTTTTTATACCTGGAATTGCCGATTCCCTAAGCTTTATTTTGTCTTCTTCGCTCATATTTGCCCACTGCCTCCTTGATGTCTCCCTTCGTGCCTCAAGCTCAGATTCAGACAAATTTTCCCAATTTTGCGCTACAGACTCAGAAATTTTTAACTTAGCCTCTTCTGAGTGACCCTTATCTTTCGTAGGATGGCTGCTACGGCCCTTTTTTAAAGCCACAGCCTGCGCAGACCCCTTATCTCTTAGTTTAATTCCGTGCGATTTTAGAGCCCTGCGTACCTTATTCGGATAAGTTCCCAGCTCCTTGGCCATGTCCCCAATGCTTCTTTCTTGAATCCAATATTGCTTATAACACCAAGTTTTGTTATCTAATTTACTCATTTCAGTATCTCCAATATTTTTGCGGTTTCAAAATCCGGAACTATATAATTTACTTTTCTATTAAAAGCGTTTTCTATTGCGTGTTTATGCGATTCGCTTCTAGCTATTATGTCAATGCTTTTATCGCAGTATATATCTCTATATTGTTCGTACTGCTTAGTGCTCGATTGATTTCTAATCCATTCTAAATCCCAGATATAAAACAGCTTTTTTTCACATGTGAAATTTTTTAATTTATTTGCGGTTGAGAATGAGGTGGCTATTGTTGGCCCATCTTGAAACCAGCAGTCTGAAATTTGCATAGTACAAAAATTCGCTGGTAAGCAGCTTTTATGATAATTTTCATAATATAAAATAACATCTATTTCGCTATTGGATTCGCATAGACTGTTTATGTTTCTTATTACAAAATAAGATAGCTGACTGGCTCCGGTGTCTGGAACTAAAACATTAAAGTTCCTTAAACTGCTCGTAGTCTCTGACATAATCATCCTCATTGTATTTTTTGGAACAAAGAACATGTAAGACAGCATCTTCGTGATAAGTTTGCTCACCCCATGTCATTGACGGCATGTATAAAAAATCCCCTTCATTTAATTCGTGTGACTGTTCTACAAGCTCACCCTCTTCGTCTTTTCGGATAGTCTTTACAATCACCCTTCCGTTAAAGCACAGAAGAAACTGGTCGTTCGTTTTATGAGCGTGATATCCTCTTGTTTGACCTTCAGGAACACCGCTTATTTCCATAAATCTCTTGACGGTAAATGGTATATTAGAAACTAAATCGTTAATTGATATTAGCTTCCCTCTTTCATCTTCATTAATCTTTAACATAATTAGTTAATCCTTTTCCAAATTTTCTTGACCAACACAGCTCTTCTAGCTTTCTGCTATTTATTGAATACCTAGCATCTTGACCAAGTCTGTTTTCCACAAACTCGATATGCTTTTCGTAATCCTCTATGTCAAACCAAGAGCACACCTGCTTAACTACCTCAACATTCGATAAAGGGTTATTGCCGCTTATGTTGTATACATTTCTGTTCTCTCCATATTCAAGTACATACCATATTCCATCAACATTATCCTTGACATGAATCCAGTCCCTCACATAGCTTCCGTTTCCATGAATCGGTATTTTTTTACCAGACTGAATTGAATCTATGCATTTAGGTATTAATTTCTCAGGGTACTGCCTTGGCCCATAATTATTGGTGCTTCTGGTTATTTTATAATCTATACCAAAAGTTCTTCCGTACGACATAATCATCATTTCAGCAGCAGCCTTTGAACCAGCATATGGGTTGCTTGGAGTTAGCTTGTGGTCTTCGTTAAAATGATTGTCTCCATCGTCGGCATCTCCATAAACCTCATCCGTACTAATGTGTATAAATTGAGGTCTTGAATAAACCTTTCCGCGTATAAGTTCTAATAAATTATATACGCCAAGAATATTACTTTCTACAAATATAGACGGTGACGCAATAGAATTATCAACATGGCTTTCAGCAGCAAAATTCACAATATAATCTATATTTGGAGGAAGTCTTTGTATCTCTTGTATGTCTTCGTTGACATGTTCGTATTTAGGGTTGTCATCAAACGGAAGAGATTTGCTTGCTGCGTAAGTCATGCGGTCATAATCTATCACTGACAAGACATTGCTAAACCCTAGAATCTTTTCAACAAAGTGACTACCAATAAAACCCCTACCTCCTGTCACCATTACTCTCATCGGTTTTCCTTTATTGCGTTGATTATAAAATCTACGTCTTCTTCAGTGTGGGTTTCATTTAATGGTATGCTAACTGTCGTTTTACCTAATTCAACCGTTCTATCTAAGCTTGTAGCCTCAGCTATGTTGTAAAACGGATAGTAGTGAGCGGGGGCATAATGTATACCAGTTTGTATTTCAAGCTCTTTCATTTTTGCCATAAATGACCTTCGTTCATCTACGTTTATTCTGTAAAGGTGCCTACTTTTATTTTCAAGGCCAAAAGCGTCGTTGTATTTTTCTACTATTTTATCAATTTTTTCATACTTCTCATCTAACTTTTTTAAGTTCTCTGAGGCCACATAACATTGAGCTGAATTAGGATGAAGTTTCCACCCTGGAAGAAGAAGCGCCTTTTCCCAGCTTCCGTCCCCTATTTTATGACTGCCGACACCGAGATGCATTGCGGTTCTAAAATAGTTTATTTTTTCTATGTCGTTAGAAACCAAGATACCGCCATCTATTCCCCCAACTGGCTTTGTAGGGTATAAGCTAAAAATCATTAAGTCTTCATCGTTTGCATCTTCTTTAAATTGATTTCTTCTGACTTCTTGCGCAGAGTCTATAATTTTAAAAGCCATTGCCTTAGGGTCAACCCTGTAAAGAGCCATCTTTGTGTCGTACATCGTGTATGAGTGCCCAACCCAATCAACATCGTCTGACCAAACAGACGGCAATCCTGAGTTGTGAACAACATTGGCTACCGCAATAGGTATCATGCTGGGAATCTTCAATGGGTATAGAGATAAAACTTGCTCTGGAAGGTTTTGCCTAATACCCATCAACACAATAGACATTATTGAGCTTGCGCTATTAGCTATACATGCATGTCTTGCTCCAACATATTTGGCAAACTCTTTTTCTAGCTCGCTTTCCACAGAGTCGTGAAGCTGATGTTGAAATTTAGACATGTCTATATTATATTGATTTATATTAAATAGCTCATATTTAATTTTTTTAGTTTCTTCGCTCATTTGTTTGGTATGCTCCATTCGTCCCCAAAACTTCCAACCTCAGCCCTGTATTCGTCTGATGGGTCGTATTTTTGGTCCATGTAATATAGTAAAATAGAATTTGGTTCTAGCGCCATATAACCATGATAGACGCCTGTAGGTATATGTATTGTTTTAGGGTTTTTATCTGAAAGATATACAAACTCAAAGTCTCCGCCCTCATAGGCCAAGCCCACTTTAAAAGAGCCCTGCAAACAACACCAATAATCATTTTGTATCTTATGTCTATGCCAAGCCACAACATGGCCGGGAGTCCTTATCCTAGAGACCATTGTTTGTCCGCCAGCTTCTGGAAATATATCGCAAAATCTTTGCGCTCTATCGTCTTCGTGAAATCTCATTTAATTTATCCGTGTTCATGCTTACGTCTGGCATCATTGTGGAGTCAGAAGAATTCCTTGTAATAGGCTTAACTTCTTGATGCTTGCTCACAAAATCGTATATGGTTTGATTTGCTCCTCCAATATTTATTATACCGGTTTCACCAAGCAATTGTAAAGTAATTTTTGCCGCTTCATCACTAAAAATTGAGCTTTTTTTAACATCAATCATTGCTCCTGGGTGAGGAAAAGGCTTTTCACACATGGCTATTCTGAGTATTAAAGAATTGTCATACATTCTTGCCGCACATTCCCCGCCAAGCTTTGACCATCCGTATTTTGTAAAAGGAAGTACGCCGTCTTGTTCTGAATAATTTCCAGACTTTCCAGTATAAACATAGTCTGTCGATATATATATCAATTTTATTCCTGTTGTATAGCAGGCGTCGACAACATTGCAGGTTCCTTCTATATTTGTCTTCATGCTTTTTATGGGGGCTATTTCATGATTCTTCATTGGCCTAGTCATTGCCGCAGCATGTATGAAATAGTCTGGATTGAATCTGACTATTTTAGAATAAATTTGACGAGGATTCAGAACATCCATTTCCTGTCTCGATGGGGATGAAATTTCAAAGCTCTTTCTGCCCTGAACTAACAATTGCTTTGCAAACTTTCCCCCTCCTCCAGAAATCAATATTTTCTTACGCATTTCAAAACTTCCAAAGTGTTGTTGATTTCCCTTCGTACATTTCCGTTCATGCTTATTCCTGTTGTTTTTATCTTACTGTCATCAACCTTGTATGAAAATTGATTTAAGAGAGGTGTTGAAACCATATTTATTTTTAGGTCAGGAACTCTTTCTTTAATTATGTCTAAGATTTTTTTACACTTATAATTTCCGCTTAAAACATTGTAAGTTTCATTATTAAACTCTTTTTTTTTCAAAAGATGATGCATAGTCCTAGAGGCGTCTTTTACGTCTAAATAAGGCCTGTAAAATTCATAGTTTTCTTCCCAGACACTTACAGGCAGACCGTTTGCGGCGCTCCAGCAAAAATGATTTATGGCCGTGTGAAATCTCATTCCTGGGGTAACCCCAAATATAGTGCCAAGCCTCAGAACAAAATAGCTTGGATAATTTTTTCTTATAAAGTTCTCTATTTCTAATTTTGCTTGAGCGTAATAGCTTTGAGGATTTAAACAATTCTTGTCATCCTCCTTTACTATTTTGCTTGCTGTTCCATAAACGCTTGTTGAAGAAGGAAATATAAAAAGTGGTGGAATATTTAGATTGCACAGCTTTTGTATAAAGTCTCTAGTGTGGTTTATATTTATTTTTTCTATATTTTTAGAGTCTCCTCTAGCAGCGTCTGTAACCGCAGCCAAATGAATAACCGCCTCGAACTTCTCAAGCTCTTGCTTGTCTAGTTCCTCAAACCCAGTTTCTCTAAAATTTATAGGATTTGTAAGATTCATTAGAGAGCAGTACCTTTTTGTGGATAGGTCATCCACTACAGTAACCTCGTTATCCTTAGAGTAAGCTCGTATCAAATGAGAGCCTATGTGTCCAAGACCCCCAGTTATTAATATTTTCATATTACCGACACCTCTGGAACGTGAGTAATCCAAGAACCTTTAAAGTCTGAAAACTTTGTAAGTATCGCGTCCTTATAATTCCAAGCACCAAGAAACGCAGCGTCAACAGAATTATCAAACCCTACTCCTTCTGCTATAATCGGTATGTGCTTGCCTGGAGAGAATTTTCCAATCTTATCATCTGTCCTATCAGTTATATAGTCTATTAAGTCATTTCCAATTCCGCAATAATTAAATACTGTGGTAGACTTGGAAGTTGCTCCAAAGCTAATAACCTTCTTTCCCTTATCTTTTAAAGCAGACAGAGTGTCAACAAGAGTCGCTTTGCTTTTTTGTACGTTCCTAGCAAATGAGTGGTATATTTCAAACCCACTCTTGTTTATTCCGCAAGTTCTCTCAAATTCCATTAGGGTGGAATCAACCTTTTTGACGGGGTTATTTTCGTGAACAGCATAAACCCTACAAGAGCCTCCATGCACATTCTCAAGAACATCAACCTTCCATATCTTTAGACCCGCTCTTTTAAGCAGTATAGATAAAGAATGCAGGGAGAATATGTGTGCGTGTTCATCATATATTTGGTCATACGAGTTTCTCATAAGCATGAAAACTAAAGACGGGTCTTCAAAAACAAAAACCCCATCTTTGCTTAGGCAAGCAGCGACTGACTTAAAAGCGCTTTCTATGTCTGGTATATGACACATGCAATTTGCAGAAAATATTAGGTCTTGCTTTCCCTCGTATGAGCATATGTGGCCTGCAAGTTCTTTAGTCCAAAACTCATCATAGGTTGTATACCCAAGCTCTTTTGTATGTCTAGCAAAATTAGAGCATGGCTCTACTGATATAGCCTTAGATGGATGAAAGTTTTTCAAGAACGCTCCATCATTGCTTCCTATCTCCATGACCTTATCTGGATTTAATTTTGATAGCAAATTAGACGTTCTCTTAAAATGAGATGCCATTACTGGAGAAGCGGATGTGTGAAATGGATAGTTTTTATTGAACATCTTTGGAGGGTCTACAAAATCCATAAGAGAAACTAAAAACGTCTCACTACATATACCAACAGATAAATTGAAGGTGTACTCATCTTTATCCAAGTCTGATTCTTTTAAAAACCCGTTTGCAATGGGCTGTGTGCCCAAATCTAAAAATTTTGTCTTAGACATAATGTGACCTAATTACAACCCTTTCTTTTCCATCTTGTACTACGCCACCCATATGAAAGGTGTCTGTATCAAAAAGAAATAAAGTACCAGCCTTTCCTTCAAGCGGTTTAGAGTCCTCTGCCGAGTAATTTAAATCTATATAATCCACCTCTAATCTATTTTCTATTGATTTATATTCTCCAGACGCATCCATAATCGCTTGCCGCCTTAAAGTTCCGCCTAATTGTCTAGAGCCTGGAACATATCTAAAAGCTCCGTTAGACTCATCGCAATCAGTTAAATACAAGAAAAACTTTAGAGTTTGCTTTCTATCAAAATGAAGAAATCCGTTTCTTTCTGTGCCATTATCGTTTTGATAGTCGTGAGTAGCCATAACAGCTCTGCAAGAAGTGGCTCCGTATTGAGAGGCTATGTTATGAAAGTCGGGGTTGTCAAAGAACTCTCTTATAGGTCCCTCCTGTTCATACAGGCCCCCCATATTTACAGAGGTCCCAAATTTATAGCCTTTGTCTCCCTTTTCGTCCATGATAGAAAGTGTCTGAGTTTTAATTTTTTCTACAGTTTGCTTTTCAACAAGCTCTGGATATATGTATAATCCAACGTTTTTTATTTCTTCGAAAATTTCACTGTTTAGTGTCGTGTCATGCATTGATTAACGCCTCCGCTAATTTTAAATCAATTTCATTGTCAATATCAACCGAACGCTCTCTAGGCATATAGTGACTGCATATTTTTCCTTTATAGAAATTTCTGTTTTTTCTAAATGCCTCCCACTTCATTCCGTACAAAGCTCCGTTGGGCCTGTATAATCTTTCGTGGTCCTGACTCCTACTGTTGCCGTTTTCCCACGGCTTGCTTTCGTGCCAGTCTTTTATTTCCCCATCTTCGCCTACGTCCAGAGCTAGCTGAGGAGGAAACTCATAGTCTGTGACACTTATGACACCATCGCAATCTTCATCCTTTATTACTTCTTGCGCTGCTCGAATATCATCCACTGTTCTTAGCGGGCAAGTGGGTAGTAACAACCATATTTCATCAGGCTTGCTTGGTTTTTTGTCGTATATATCATAAATCCAATTTACAGTATCTATTACCTTTGAAGTGTCTGAGCATAGATTTTTGGGCCTAAGAAGACCTATCACGAAACTTCCTTCTCTATTCACAACATCGTACAGAAGATTTTCTGAGTCTGTTGTGAAAACAGTGGTTTCAAAAGCAACAGAGGCAACATCAACGCTCCACATCCACAGAGGGTGCCCTCCTAGATTTGCCCAATTTTTTCCTGGAAATCTTTTACTGCCGCTTCTTGCTGGAATTATAGCTAATCTTCTTTTCATTTTTTTACTATGTATTTTGATGGGTTAGAGTGGACGCTTGTTTCAAACTGAAATCCTGTTTCTTCAACTTTGAGTCCGTATTTCTCTGCAATTTCATTAAGGGCTTTAGTCTCCCCTCCATCTTTATGTTCGTCTATACATATCATGCCTCCATCGCTTAGTATTGGATATATTGCCTCTATTCCCTTTATTGCAGGGAGATATGCGTTGCAATCTACATATAAAAACGCCACCTCTTTCATATTCCCTTCTTTTACTGCTTTGGGGACGGTTCTTTTTATATCCCCCTTGATTATCTCGAAGTCATAGGAAAAAGACATGTCCTGTCTGTTTAAAAGTATTCTTGCTATCTGATTTATTTTCTTGTTAAAGTCTTCAATTCTCTCAACAGTTTTTTGTTTATCATGAACCCACCTGTTCTCTTTCATGTTAGACTTAAGACTGTCAGATTCAGGGTCTTCGTCCATGTCTTTTTTTGTATATCCTGTAAATGTGTCAAAACCAAAATATTTTTTTTCTGGCATGTGCCATAAAAATTGTGTTGCGTTATTACCCGTATGAACTCCAAGCTCTACTATATCACCAGGAATTGCCCTGACCTCATTTACTAAAAATCCAAGCTGGTTGTTAAACAGTTGAGAAATTGGATTTATAAGAATTAAATCTAACCCTGGAAAATCTTTAATCTGTTCTGTTAAGTACCTTAAATCATTTTCCGATAAAATTTTTTCTATTTCCTCGTCGGTAAATTCTTCTGCGTCTTTAATATTTGTCATAATTTTAATCTTTAAAATAACGTGTGTAGAAAGGAAACCTCATTAGCTTTTGTTTAAACGCCTTGTAAGTAAGGTCCGTGCATTCTTTCTTGTATCTTCCTATTTGCTTGTCGGACAAGCCGTTAAATTCTTCAAAAGCAACATACCCGTCTTTCTTTTCCCTTATCACGCCAGTTTCATCAAATTTTGTTGTTGAGCTTTGAGGTGAAAAGGGCTTGCCATTAGAGCCTATTATTTTTGTCAAATTTACTGCATTTAACTTTTCGCCAATAGAAGAATATATAGAACTGATTATTTTTTTCGGCTCCTTTATTAAGTCTTCGTAATGAATAAACTGAATAGGGACGTCTTTAGTCAGCAAACATTCGTTAAGCTTTTCTGCAAAAGCAACTGTGCTTAATAAGCTATCGTGAAATTTCCAGTCGTGCTTTTGGAATGACGAGCAGGCTCTATCTAAGGGGTTTCTTATAACAGTGAGCCATTTAAATTCATCGCCCCTGGAAAACCATTTCTCAGTAAAACAAAAACACTGATTCCATCTATAAAAAAATAAATCTTTTCCTTTTTCTGAAAACACATCTTCTATTTTTCTATATAAATCTAGAGGGCTTTTTGATTCCATAATAATGGACTCCCACCCCTTTTCGTCTAGATGATAAAACTGCTTGAACTCTATTATATACTCTAAGCTATTGCTCTTAAAGGCATTAAAATCAAACTCATCTTCGTCTGTTATGAATCCCTTACGCCTGCAAATTCCATGAGGCCAGGAGCCAGCATTTTTGTATGAAATTGCCTCATTAAAGCCAGGGCAGAAGGACACGGACCTTTCTTGGCTACGCAACAAGGCGCTAATTAAAGTGGTTCCAGAGCGGGCCAAAGAATCTAACACTACATGCTTAGCCATTTTACAAACTCCTCGTTTGTCTTAGATTCTGATTGCTCACAATCATATTTGCAGTCATCAAAATTATAGTTACTTAAAATTTTCTGTATATCTAAATCAAATCTCTTTGATTTTTCTATATGGCTATCTATTGGTATGTCGTGTTTACTAATATCAACGTCAGAGAAGAATTTTGCGTACGCCTCCTCAACAAAAGCTTTGGCAAAATCATCTCTTAATTCTTCTTTATGTAAATGCATGCATAGATTTGATATCATGGAAATCATAATTGGCGCAGATTTTTCAAAGAACTTTGTTCTAATCCAATCACTGAACTTGTGTATTTTTCCTCCGGTTTGAAGGATAGTGTGTCCAGGCAAAAAATAATAGTATGACTCATTATGAAGTCTTTTACACTTCCCTATTAATGAAAAAAAATACGCCAGACCTTTTGCAAAAAGCTGATAATCATTGTTTTCAAAAAAATTCATAATTTCAAAAAAGCACTTTATATGCTCGCTTCTGAATATTGCATAATTAAAGCTATTGAAATGCGAAACGGAATCAAGCAGCCGAGATTTTGCAGATTCGTGCTCTATTGACGGATACGTATAAAGGCTTTCTCTTATCTTCATGGGGTGTTCTGGGTATGAAGAAATTTCTAAAGTCCTTACGTCATTTCTATAGCAGCTATAATCTAGATTATTTGACATAAAATAAACACCTCTTCTGATACCAGACAAATCTATCAAATCATCATTATCAAATATCATTGCAAAAGGTGTGGATATTTTTTGAAAAGCATTGTGCATTTTATTCATATATCTATGTATGTCATGGTCATGTCCATTATACATGTATTCTATGTTTAGATTTTCATAAACTATTCCCTTTTTTATACGCTCTTTGTTAAATTCATTGTTGCTGCCATCAGCAGCTATTATCTTAAATTCGCATTTTTGCAAGTTTAAGTTTTCAAGAACTTCATGCGTGAGAGAATGTCTTCCTAGAAGAGGCACTACTAGTGTAAGTAAATCATTCATTTTTTATATATATATCCGTCTGGTTGGCATGAAAACAACAGTTTGTTCCTTATATCTTCATCTCTTTGGAATTCTGGATTTTCATCAAGAAACTGATTCAACGCGCTTCTAGGACTATTGCCTGGACCCCAAGGACGATTTCTGGCGTTTCCATCTTCGTGGTATCTTGGGTCATCAACCAAAGTGTCGCATACAACCATGTAGCATCCGGTAGTAACAAGGTCTGAAAAAGCATTAAGCTCTTCAATAACATGTTCGTGTGTGTGCATTGAATCAAGTATCACCATACACGTTCTTTCTCCGACATATTTTTTGATAACAGACGCGCTCATTACACTATCGCCTATTAAGAATCTAACGTTGCCCTTAAAAGCTGTGGCATCTCTTAAGTGGTCTGGTATTTGAAGGTCCACGCCGATTATATCTCCTTGATGAAACGACTCAAGAAACATTGTGGTTCCACCCCAAGCCACTCCAAGCTCCACAATTACTTGTGGCTTAGTCTTAAATATAATCTCCTGCATAGTAAAGAGGTCTTGCGGTAGCTGTAGGGCTGGCATTCCAGCGAAGTTTGTCTGGTGTATCCACCTATGTCTATCTGCTCTCACCAAAACGCTAAATGCGTCATCTTGGAGCTGAGAGTCATTCTTCATGCCCTCTGCATCCTTTATTAATTCAGATTGAAATTCTTTTATCGTTTGCATTCGATATAATCCTCTGTTCTGCTAGTAAGTCTATCATTTCGTCAAGTGGTATCTGGCATTCTTTATCAGAGCAAGATTCCGGTGGGTTGGGGTGTGTTTCAGCAAAAACTCCGTCATACTCAAATATAGAAGCAGATAGAAAATACCTCTTGGCAAGCTCCACATCTCCCTGCTTCCCGTAAACGGTTCTACTTCTTTGGGTAGAGTGTGTACAATCCAGTATAACCTTATCATAGCTTTGCTTTAGCTCATCAACTATGCCAAAATCCACAATTAATTTATCATATCCAAAGTTTGAACCTCTGTCGGTAATCCAAGCCTTACAATCATTATTCGTGTGTCTTATTTTGTCTACAGAAGCCACTAGGTTATTAGGGCCAATCCATTGACCCTTTTTTATATTAACTGTATTAAAGTGTCTTGCGCACTCTACAATTAAGTCTGTTTGTCTACAAAGAAAAGCGGGTATTTGCACAACATCAATTACATGCGCTAGAGGTTCTACCTGATGACATTCGTGTACGTCTGTGACCAGCTTTATGTCTGGGAACATAGACTTGACTTGCTCAAATGCCTTCACGCCCACCTCAAGACCAACGCATCGTTCACCATTAATTGAAGTCCTGTTCGCTTTGTCAAAAGAGGCTTTATAATACCAGTCTCTTCCTCGCATGAGCGGATGAAGAAATTGACATGTCTCTATGTACATTTCTACATTATCTATGCCACAAGGGCCTAAAATCCATGTTTCTGACATTTTTCTTTCAATTCTTCTAATATGTTTTGTATTTGAGTTTTTTCTTCCGAAGTTAGTTTAGCAAATGGCTGACCGTTGACTATACAACCCGCTGCAATCTGCCTAATTGCCTCTCTCATAGCTTTATGCCAACCAATCTTCATGAACACATCAAACATTGGATTTTCAAAATCCTCTATAATACTAAGGTTGGATGTGTCTTTCCTAAAAGCCAGCTCAGCCTTTGGGAACATGTTGCCGACTCCTGCCAGCCAAGTTTGAACTCCCGTGGGCTTTAGTGCGTTAAACCTCCTCATACTTCCACCAGCCGCAATAACAACGCAGTCATCGCTATTAATATTATTACATATATTATAGGCCTTGCCTAACTCAGAAGTCTCTTCTTTTATACCGATAATATTAGGATGTTCAACTAATTTGTTAATTAATTTAGAAGAATAATCATACCAACCACCGTTGCCTTGACGCATGAACATGGCGTGTATTATTACTGGAAGTTCAGAGCTGTCTGCACACCTATAAAAATGACCCGTTATTGTTTCATCGTCGTAATACCTTTCTGGATATAAAAGCATTACGCATTTATTACTCTTTTTTCCAACCATTTTCTGTAGCGAGTTTATTTGCTCTATTGTCCTTATGGTGTTTGCTGGGGGTATCCCAAGTATATAAGAACTAAACCCATCAGCAGAAACAGCGTAGTTCAGTTTAGCAATATCTCTTTTTGCCAGCATATTAAACTGAGAAGTTCCCGCAGTAGTCATAACGCAATTAACGCCGTTGCCTTTCAAGAACCTAAGGTAATCAAATACACTTAATTTATTTATTCCGCCATAATTATCGTACATTGCCGGTATGGGTACGACAAGGCTCTTGGCTATTTTATTAACAATTTTTCTGTTTCTTGCCATATCTTTATGTTTTCCCTTTCTAGGCTGTATCCATGACTAGAAAGTATTTTATCCTTGTCTTCCCAATAATGACTCGCCTTGTTGCTATCTTCTCCTAGCCCAAAACCAAAAAGGGTTGGTTTTAATCCGTTCATTATGCACATAGATATAAAAGCGTAACCAACGCTAGGAGACATAACACCACCGTAAAATTCAGCGCATGTATAGTCGCCCAAAAACGCTGTGGAGCTAGGGTCAATATTGTCCTCTTTATACTCCCACGCAGAGCAATCCTTGTTAAGCAAAAGTATTTTTTGTCCTTTGAGGTTTTTTATAAAGTCCTTCGGCTGCCCCTCCGGTTTCCAGTCTTCACACTTTTCATCTCCACCTACATTGTGTTTTACGTTTGCAAACACATGATTATTAGCGACCCTTACAGTAGTCTTAGAACCAACATGCTTCTCCCACCCTTTTGTCGGAGCGCGATTAAACCTAACAACGTCATCAAATTCATCTATAGATTTGCCCCACTCTCTATCCTTAAGAGAGGAAGATGAACCTATTATTGCTATATTTGTACTTACAAAAAGATTTGGGTTTACATTCTTAAGCTGTATCATTACTTTTCTAAATGTAGGTTTATGATGTTGTCTGAGTAGTAATTGAATCTAGGAGGTCCATACCCACCCTTTCCAATCATGTCGCTAACTTTATCTTGGTTGTGATAAAATGCATATGTGTTTATTTCGCCGTATGCTTCATATTCTTCATAATGGCTTTCTTTTTCTGTTATGCGGATTCTTAGAAAAATTATATTTCTTGCGCCCAATGAAAGTATATGGTCAAAGCATTCATCTCCATCCGGCAAAACGTCGCACAAGGCATTTGCAACTACAATGTCTCCATCGTGTATGTCTGATGACGAAATGTCATGATAATCTTTTTCTTCAAACTTTCCAAATTCTCCCCACATAGATGTTGCTGTTTTTATTGCGGCGTCCGAGTAATCGTACCCTATGTAATCAATATCACCATACCACATGCGAATAAGCTTGGAGAAAGAACCTACCCCACACCCAATGTCTACAACCCTTTTAGGATTTTTGATTCTTCCTAGCTCTTCGAGAAAGAACCTCCAATGAGTCGGCGGGTCATTAAGCTCTCTGAGATTAAGAGCAAATTGTTGTTGGAAGGCTTTTGTGCTAGCTTCTTTCCACCCTGAATCATTAGAGGTTTTCATGCCATACTTCTTTCAGTTGATTGTCAAACTTATCTTTAAGCGAATCAATGTTTTCTTGTATCCTGGGAGGATGCTGCCCCTCAAACTTGGTTGTGTAGCATGGGCCTCTGTATTGGGGCTTAAACTCATGCACTCCCTCCCACTTTTTTTCTATCTCTTCTCGAAGCTCAGGCCTAGTAACCCAACGATGGTATACGTTTTCATAATAATCATCTATACAGTTATCCATACTAACAGCAGCCTTGTAATATTGAACCTTCTTCTTTACTTGCTGTGGAAAAACGTATGAATAATGATACATTCTAACACCATAATCCGCTAACATATTATACGACAAATGTAGCTCAGGTAAAGCTGGTTTTACTTTATGGGCAATAGTTGGGGGTCTATGCGTAGACCAGTAAGAGCCAGGATACACTTTTCTTATTCTGTGAAATTCGGCGTCCTCTTCAAATCCTGTCAAATAACTGTCAAAGCCTCCGTAGAATGAAAGGCTCTTAAATCCAACGGATGTAAATTGGTAATCCTCTAGGGCCTGCATTACTAGTTGTATGTCCTCTGGCTTGAATATTTCATCGGAGTCTAGGTTCCATATATAGTCGGTGTCGTCGCGCATGTGCTTGATATATCTATTGCATTGCTCGTTCTTCTCCTCGTACTGACCATGTTCAATCACAATCTTATTATCTGGGTCATAGAATTCGTGAAGAATGTCGTTAGTTCCATCTGTGGAGGTTTCGTGTCCCTGCTCCTGCCAGTATTTAACCGGACCCTCCGATATTAAAATTTGACTTGCAAAGGGGTAAACAGACTCGAGGCATTCCTTAAGCACATAGTTTCCATTGAATACTATCATTCCGAAGGCGATATTCATTGTATATTATACTTTCTTTTTGTATTTTTGCATAGCTCAAAGTATTCGTCGTATATTTGCTCTACTCCTGGCTGAGGAAGCACATTTCCCCATTCTCCGTCAAAGTCTATCTTGTATGAGTTGTCTTTGTAGTCTGGACTAAAATGTGAAAAATGAACAAAGACCAAGTCCTGAGTTGTTTCATGCTCTCCAGTCACATGGCAATCAAAGAACGCCGGTCCCATGTCCCAGGTCAACTTTTTATTGTGTATAGCAGACAGACTGAAGTTCCATGGGGCGGCGTGTCCTATTGTGTGGTCTAATATATTTATTCTTACATTTTCACATATAAACGGGAAAAGCTCTAAATATTTCTGGTCTCCGCAAGTTCCAAATTTCTCTGCATATGGATTGTCTTTATCTACAACGCAATCTCTCCAGAATTTAAGGCATTTTTTTGATTTGTCTGAGCCGCTAAAATACACAACCCCTACATTATAATACCCTACGCTTTGCATATAATCAAGAGGTACGTGCTTGTGTGTAACCAGCCCAACGTCATCTTTTTCCAAGGAGTCAAATATTGTTTTTACATCATTATAAAAGCATATGTCTGTGTCGCAGTAAAGACAGCTTGGTATGCCAACGGAGTTTATAAGGTAATGGGTGAAAAATGACGCAAGAGCCCAGTGAAAAGGAGACAAGTCTCCAGGCCTAGAGGGGTTGTTCTTCTTCAGCGCTTCAAAAGACGGGTCTTTTTCTATACACTCCATCTCATAAACTTTTATATTTTTTACATTTTCTAAGGCGGACTTTGTTTCTTTATCCAAACAAAGATAGTGAATTATAAATTCCTCTTCTGTATTTGACCTTATTGAATCTCTTAGGGCCAAGCCATATGTTAGATAGTTAGAGTCGCTTATACAAGATATGTTAATCAAGCTCTATACTCCTTAAAATACAAGGCGTCTCCCCAGCAGTCTCCATCCCAGCTAGTTTCAACTCTTTTAAACTTATATCTTGAAAGATATTCGTCTATTTCTCCAACTTGAGCGCAGCCTTCATACACCTCATCTCTGTTGACCTCTGTCATTATGTAGTCTACTCTATCTAGGAACTCTCCTGCGCCCTTAAATACTTCTAGCTCGTAACCCTGCACATCAACATTCATAAAATTGTATGGAACAATATCTTCCAGCATATTATCAATTCTATCTATCTGAATAACCGTTTGACCATCATCAAACAAAACGTCTGGATGCTGAGTCAGGTGTCTTTTGGGTTTTAATACAGAGCTTGATACTAGATTGTTTGAAGCCCTATACATATTCAGCTCTTTCTTCTCGCTTCCCGCCCCTTTATTTATGAGTACAACGCTATCAATAGCTCCAAACCTGTCCTCCAAAACCTGAAAGTTTTCCTTTAACGGCTCTATGAACACCACTCTGTTTATGCCGTTATCTATGTAGCTAAGATATTCCTCTCCAAAGTGTGCGCCAACATGAAGAACGCCGCTTATTCTCATGTCGTATTTTTTAATTAGTTTTTCAAAGTCTAAGAGCATTTATTTTTCCCAACATAATTTAAGTTCCTGATGAACACCAATAATTGTACTAAAATCCATACCTTCAAGGGCAAGTCTTTTTCCTTTGAGAAATTTGTTATTAAGCTCCTCTGGTGTGCTTCCAAAAAATTTACCTGCTCCGTTGTGACATGTTTCTTGAACTCTATTCAGTGGGGTATTTATGACATAGCTTTTCTCGAAGCAGGCCATCTCTTCTGGCAGGCTAGCAATGTCATATTGTATGTAATTTTGGGCTTTTCCTTCTAGGCTGTTTGGGTTATAATACTTCGGAGTGCTGTTTATTATTTTTTTAGCTAGGCGAGAAGGAAGCATGTGGCCGTCTACTGAAAATGGATATGCGAAATTTGTGTCTTTTCTTTGGTTTTTCCAGTTCCAAGTTCTGATTATCCCACCACCCATTATTACTTCATCAGGAACCAAGCAGTTGCTATTAGTGTATTGGTCTTGAACAAAAGTGTTTGTTCCCAGCCTAAATGATGTGCAGAACAACTCACTGTCTGCTATATCTTCGTAGTTATGTTCAAACTTTCTATAAACTATATCGTCGTCAGTAAAAAATAGAACTTGGTCTTCCCAGTGTTTTATGCAGTATTCCAGGGTTTTCTTGAAACCGTTGTATTTATATTCTGGGAAGAAATATACAGAACTAGAACCTGTGTACCACTCTTTGATTAGTTGATTATAACCATCTTCAAAGTCTTCTGAACTAGCGGTGTATATAACATAAATTTTCCAATGCTCGGAAAGACTGGATAGGTTTTTGTGTATAGACTTTAGGCACAGGTCCAGTTGCGCAGCCCTGTCTTTTGAGAATATAACTATGCTTAACGGATGAGGCTTGACCTCGTAAGCTGATGATGTCATACAGCAGCCTCTTTATTTGACAAATACCAATGAACCGTTTCCTCTAGACCTTCCCTTAAAGGTATTTCTGCGGAGAATCCGAATTTGCTTTTAGCCTTTGAAGTTAGCAGGCATCTTCTAGGTTGGCCGTCTGGCTTATCTTTGTTGTAGCTCACCTTTCCCTGATGACCCATTATTTCCCTTAACATCTCAACTAGGTTGCATATCTTAATCTCGTCGTATGTCCCAAGGTTTACTGGAGACGGGTCATTGTAAGACTCGGCGGCCATAACTATTCCTCTAGCAGAGTCTCGAACATGCAAAAACTCTCTGCTTGCGTTCCCCGTTCCCCATATCTCCAAGTCTCCGCTAGTTCCAGCCTCTTCTATTTTTTTAATCAAGGCTGGTATAACGTGAGAGCTTTCTGGCTTAAAATTGTCGTGAGGCCCATACATATTAACGGGTATTGTCGTTATTCCATTTAAACCATATTGACTTCTGTATGCGTCAAGCATGACGGTTAGTGTTTTCTTAGCTATTCCGTAAGGAGCATTAGTTTCTTCTGGATAACCATCCCATATAAACTGTTCTTCAAAAGGAATCTGAGCGTGTTTTGGATAGGAGCAAACAGTTCCTGCGAGAACAAACTTTTGAACATAGTGCTTACAAGAATTAATAAGATTTACCCCCATTATCAAATTGTCGTGTATGAAAGTACCTGGATGTTCTTGGTTTGCACCAATGCCGCCAACTCTAGCGGCTAGATGGATTACAACATCTGGAACATTATGAGTGATTAAAGCCCCGCACGAGCCTTTCTCTCTTAGGTCACAATGATGAACTCCAGTTCTACTGTCAATATAATAAGGGCTTGTTGTATGGCTATTAGCACACTCAACAATATTTAGATAGCCTCTGCCACGAAGCTCTTCGCACACATGCCTTCCTAAAAATCCTACTGCACCTGTAACCAATATTTTAGAGTCTTTATTCATCTTCAAAACTTTCTATTATTTGTTTTGTTCTGTGGTTATATGTGTGGTTCTTCATCACAGTTTCATAGCACTTAGATATATGTTCATCTCTTATCTCTGGATTGTTTATAACATCTTCAACTAGAGAGTGAAAACTTTCGGGGTCTTTGGCCACAAGAGCCTCATCGTTGGAGAATATGTCTTCTGTAAGAGAAGCAATTGGGTCTGATATAAAAAATGCTTTAGATGCAGCTAGCTTAAAAACCCTTTCGTTTACCTCAAAGCCAAAAACGTTAGCGTGTGGCTCGCTTACATTAGGGCATATCAATGCTGAAGAGAACAAATTTCTTACTGTTTCATCATTTGCCAGACCCATATACTGAGGTGCTGGCCAAGGTTGGTTGCCAAATATCTTTATGTTATACTTTCCCACGGGATAGCAGAGAGGTATCATGTATTTGTCCAGGTTTTGTCCTTTGTATGGCCAATAGCCTCCGACGAATCCTATCTCGCACTTCAAACTCTCATCAAACTCGCCTTTCAAGCATTGACTTGTATCTGCCGCTGGAAGAAGACCTATTGTTTTTGCAACGGTTTTTTCCCAACCCCCCATTAAGTATCTTTGTCTGTTTGGGTGAACATAATTAAACAATACTAAGTTTTTTATCATGGACAGCGATGCGGCGACCTCCCCTACATTCTTAAGCTCCTCGTCGGTATGCATTAATATTGGATACTTGTCTGTGTCAACGTCATGACAAACCTCTCCAAAGCATCCGACCTTGAGAAGAACCTTTAACTCTGGCCTGTTTTTTATACACTTTATTGTAGCCCTATCTAGATTATACCCTTGACCTATAAACATGTCAGGTTCAAAAATGTCAAAAATATCAAACGCTGGCGTAGCCTCTGTGTTCCAAAATATGCATTCGTGGCCGCTATTTAAAAAAGAACGAAGAATCCCAGTATATATATAATGAGAAGCGTTATGTTCATGTCTAATTAATATCTTCATCAATCCTCTCCTCGTCTGCATCTTTTTCTATAGCGTCATAATTCCATTCACCACATGGAGAGTAAATTTTTGCGCTTAAAACCGGAGAGGTGATTAAAGTAGACAGCATCTTGTCTTTTGCTCGCGGATTTTTTGTGTAAACAAACTCTATGCATTTATTTTTTTCGATATGGCCTTCTTTGACCACGGGTCTATTTCTTTTCTTGTTTGATTTCTTTTCTATTACCCCGACTATTGTTACCTTGGTTGGTTTTATAAATTTTGTTCCACCATGAACTTTTGCCGAGCATGATTTTGGACCTGTAACTATAATCTCAAATACAGTGTCTTCTGTTTCTAGCAATATCTTTGTGTTCTTTTTTAATTTGGTTACGTCTATGCTCATGATATCATACTCGCTGGTCAAGATAATTTCAACTTATTTTTGGGTATTTTTTCTAAATCTTTGGCTACGTCAATCTCAAATATCTTCATTGACTTAGGGTAATGTGCCTGTATTTGCCCGCCTTTTTCTATGATATAATTTAACCCTTCGTATCCTAGCCATTGAGACGTTTCTTTTTTTAAAGAAATCTCTTTAAATATTTGCATCTCTTTTCCCGCTAAATATGCTATTTGAGCCCATTTTAAATCTATTCCAAAAGAAAAGTTTGTTGTGACGTTTTTGTTTTCTACAACACCAACCTCTTCCTTTTTTAGAGAGCCTGTGTTGTCTATTACAACTTTTGAGGAGCCTCTTAAGCCCCTTATTGCATTTTCATTGAAAATTAAATCTCCGTAAACAACCATAACGTCTTCTGAAATTACAGCCTGCATCGCAAGGCCTATGCTGTATAAAACGTTGGTGTTTTGGTGAATTGGATTAAATATGAACCTGACAGGGTACTTGCTAAGTTTTCTTCTTATCTTTTCTGCTTCAAAACCAACGACAATCAATATTTCGGAATTAGGATATACAGACCAAAGAAGCTCTATTTGCCTCTCTATCAAGGTTACGTCTTGATAAAGCCTTATCAAGGCCTTTGGGCCATAAGACTTCATCCTGTGCCCCATTCCTGCAGCAGGTATAATTATACTAAAATCTCCTGACGGAGGATTTATTTTTCTTTTAGTCGAGGTTATATTTCTAGTTGCTGGTGACATTTCTTCTTTGCATTAACCTGGAGTAAATCTTTGACCAATTTTCTTGCCACACTTCTTTTGGAACTGTATCTGATGAATTTTTCCCAGTAACATGATAAACGTGTAGGGCTTCTGGTATATGAACAGCAACGAAATTTTCAGTTATCCTTAGCCACAAGTCCCAGTCTTCGCAAGTTCTCATTTCCTCGTCATATCCACCAGATTCATATATTGCTACTTTACTTACTAGAGGGGTGTTTGATATAATACACTCTAATTCTAAAGAGCTTCTGTCGTACGGCTGCCTAAACTCATGAACTTCGGTTCCTGTATTTATATTTTTTATTATCGCATCAGTATATACTATGCCTATGCTATTAGGGTCTTCAGAGTATTTTTCAACTGATTTACAAATTTTTTCTTCAAGATAAAGGTCGTCAGCATCCAACATCATAAACAAATCCGTTTCGTTAAAAACTGAGTGCATACCAATATTTCTGGCTCTAGAGGGGCCTCCAGCTTTCTTAACATCTATTAGATTTATTTTTATGCCGTTCTCTTCATTAAGAAAAACAGATTTGTGAAGGCCTTCTGCCGGGTCTCCAAGAACCTCCTTAGAGATTAATTTTGCTCGTTCCAAAATCGGCAGCTCTGGATTGTCCGAAGACCCGTCATTAACGACGACTATTTGAATCGGTCTGTATTGCTGTATAAAAATGCTATCTATGGCATTTCCAAGCATGTCTTCATGATTGTGGCACGGAACAATAACGCTTACGGCATATTCTTCACTATGCTGCTCAAGCTCTTTATCAGGCTCTGACATTTTTGTGATTCAGCCTCCTTTCTTAATTTTTCTAAAAAACCTCCTGGTTCTGGAGATTGAGACATCTGTTTTTCACAGATTCTTTGTATAAAAAGACCGCTTTTTTTATTCTCTTCTGGCGTTAACACCAATATTCTTTCCATGTTATCGTTTATTTCTCTGTCGATATCATGAAGATAATTCTTTGGAACAACGTCTCCCGAAATAAAGAAACAAAAATAATGAGAGCCCGAGGACTTGATGGCTGCGTTAAAACTTGCTCCGCAAGCCTCTTCTTCGTCCATTTCATTAATAGAGCTACTATTTATGTGTTCCATATTCCAGTTTGATTCTACCTCTAACGATTCGCATTCTATTCTAAGGTAATTTATAAAATCATATGGCTTAATGCACCCAGAATTATTTATCGCATAAATATGAAACGGCTTATTGATTCCAGAATCTATGCTTTTCATTGTACTCGCAAGTTCGCTTATTTTTAATTTTGTTTTTCTTCTCTTTTCATCTTCGCATTTTTCTTGTTTTATTTCAGGACAAGCTCCTAAATAAACAATAAAATCACAACGAATATTAACTTCTTCTCTAGCTATATCTAATAATTGTTTTTTTTCATTATCATTAGATTGAATATTATGAGATTCTACCCAATCTTCATTTCTCATCATATTGCAAATTCTTTTGTCTATTGCCGTATAATATTCTGTGTCTGTGTCGTCTTTCTTTACAGCATAGACTTCTCCCCCATTTTTTTCAATCGGTCCAAGCCTATTTGCAGAGCAAAAGTCTTCAATAGAATCTTCGAGTGAGGCGTTTTGTTTTTGAAATGGACAACCCAAGCAAATAGTTTGCAATGTTTTTTGCGACGAGCCTTTCTGGTCAAACTCTGACCTTGTCAAAACTTTCATAGTTTTCTCTCCGATTCTATTATCATGTGATAGTCATTTATTCTTTTTTTAACAACATTAAAACCAAATTTTTGAGATATATACTCTGACAATCCAAAGGTGGTAAAATTTGCCTTCCTAAACAGATAGGGCTTGCTTTGTTCGCCGTGTATAAGCAGATTGGCTTCGCTTAAGTCTATCCTGAGAGAATGATTTGGACACTTCAAACAAATCAATTCCTCCAATTATTATCTTTCCTCCAATTCTAATTTTTTTAAACCAGTTGGAAAGAGATTGCTCACAAGAATTAAGGGGAAGATAATCAATTACGTCGACCGCAGAAAGCTCGTCAAGCTCTGCGTCGTCAGCATATTTATCTAAGTTTGATATGTCATCCCTTACTAAGCTTGTGTTATTTGGGTTTTCTTCAAAGGGGTTTATGTTTAGGTGGGTGTCTAAGATATCTCCAGAACCGTAAATTAAATTTATTTTTTTCATTTATACTAACTCCAGCGACTTCTGAAACGCCGCGTTCCATTGGTTTATAAAGTTTTTTAGTCCAAAATTGTTTACTATAGTTTTTCTTGCGTTTAGGCCAATTTCTTTAGACATTTCATCATCTTTTAGTAGAATGTCTATATAAGACCTTAATTTTTTAGGGTCATTTGAAATAAATCCGTTTTGGCCATTCGTAATTATTTCTGGAATCATGCATGTTTCAGTGCTTACCACAGCGCACCCACAAGACATCGCCTCCAGAAGGCACGTAGGAACAGGAGATATCAAAGAAGTGTTTAAGAAAATTTTAGATTTTTTATACTCTTCTGCAAGATGTCCTGTAGATTGAGCGGCCTCTGAAAGGCCTGGAGTATCTCCTATGACCTTCAATGGCAAGTTACTCTCAGGATACCCCGTCACCTGCTCCCACAAACTATAGCCACAACACCAGTCCCTATTAATCCAATCGTTCACAACAGATAAAACACTGTTTTCTTTAGCAAGGCTTTCTGTTGGGCAAAAAAAGTCGGTGTCTACTCCGTGGTGAATTACATCAGCTTCGTCTTGAGTCCAACCCCATATCCCCCTGCTGTAATCAGATATAAAGATATTAATATTGCCTTTCATATTATATAAAGACTCTAGCTGGTGTTCATTCCAAGACTCCATTGGTAGCGTATGCTCTATGCTAATTAAAGGCAAATCTAGCATAGAAGCTATCTGCGAGGCTATATTAAATTGTCCAAATTTATTTTGACTCAAAACAACATCTAAGTCGATGTTAATCGGTATTTGGTCTGACTCTTTTGATGGGTTTAGTAAAGTGGTGTTCTCTGGAACCTCTGCATATTCCTTCACCCAGGGTTTTATTACCCCTGGCTCTTGCCAAAGATAAAAATTATGCCCAGTTTTTGCTAGATTGCATTGATACCTTTCGTGCGTTGGAAATGTTAATATATTTAAAGGGCCTTTATCGTCCCTAGTCGCTTTTCTAATCATGCTCTGCAGTTTAGTTCTCATTTAACAATTTGCCTACACAATGTTTTGATTTTATGATATTGTCTTGATTTGCTACATTCATATTTGTGCCCTCCAGAGTGTCTTTCATAAGCTTTCCAACATTTGAATATGAATATTCATAAGAGGTGTTTATTCCCTCTACGGACTTTTTTTGTCTTGTTTTTTTATCTTCGTAAGCAGACCTCATCTTCTTCATTATCTCTATAATTGAAGGAGAACTCCAACTTTCATTTCCAACATAAATTTCATCAAAAGTATCAGAAGCGCCGAAGCACGGCTCATCCCTACCCTGAACCAAATATCCTCCGCCTTGAATAAAGTCTTTTGGTCCGCCGCTGTCAGTGCATATGGGAGTCTTGCCCAAAGCCATAGCATCAAATATTGGTATGCCCCAAGCCTCTCCAAAGCTGGCGGAAACAAAGCAGTCGCATGTTGCATGTAGACGCATTATTTGTTCATCTGTAAGATACTGACCCATAAAAATTTCGCTATGATACATGCTTGAGTGTTGGTATAATTTAAGACCTTCTTTTATCTTATCAGACATTTCTTTAAGGTAATTTTCTGCTACAACTGGAGTCTGTCCAGGAATATGAGCTTTTATGACAATAGACACATCTTCGTTTGGAGCAAATTCTAAATGAAAGGCTTTGAGCATGGCTCCTATATTTTTTCTTCTGGTTGCCTCTCCTATATAATAAAACACAAATTTGTCTTTTATTTCTGGTATTTGTAACGGCTCGTATTCTTCTTGGTATTTGCTCAAATCAAACGCATGAGGAATTACATAGTGAGGAGTATGTATCAGGCTTTGCTTGCAAGCTTCAGTAGCCATAAATAAATTTGGAACCCAAGCTTCATCCATTAAGTTTATTCTTTCTGGCCATGCGGTGTTTATACAATTACTAGTTTCTGTAACGTATAGGCCTATGTTTTTATCAAAATTTCCATTATAATCAAAATAATGTGGCAAAACATGCTGTATGACAACGTCACAGTTTTTTGAACTTTTTTCCTCTAATTCAACTATTCTTTTGTCCACTTCTCCCTGCGTTTCATTCAGCTTTAGAAATCTTGGAACGACATCAACGTTGGCTTTGTCAAGAGACAATATGTACCCCTGTGCAGCATTTGCCCATCCAGTTCCGTCTCTATAGCAACCTATATATAAAACTTTCATTTAAGAATGTCTCTGTTGTCGGGTTTTGTTTTTGAAAGAAATTCGCACCTAGCATCCTCTATTGAATTTATATCAATATAACCATATTTGTTTAAAGACTCTTTGTCAACGTCTACACAAAATTTGGATATAATATCTCTGGTTGATTCTATGTCATTGCTTGCTTCGCAAAGCATTAATAATTGATTAGCGGCCTCTTGAATTGTATATGGAGACTGCTGGGCCTGATTCGCTATATATGAAAGCTCATTGTAATAAACTCCCTCTGATGAAGATATTGCTTTGCCGTTATTGAGGTCTCTGAGCATCCTCATCGCCGTATAGCTATTTTTGTTTTCTGGCTTACCCCATACGTTATCAACAGCCCACTCTATAAAGTCTCTGTTTGTTGGAATATTTTCCGGTATTTCTAAAAGAGGAGAGTGAAGTCTTGCGTCTGAATCCCAAGAAAGAGCGTGGTCAACTAGTTCAACAGAGTCTAAGTATTCTTCCCATTTTTTTGAGCATTTCTCCCAAGTGTAATTTTTTTTAGCACCCATATAAGCGTCCATGCCTTTCTTGCTTTTCATGCTTTTCGGCAGTTTTGCAAATCTAGCCATCTTCTCTACCAACTGCTTGTCGTTTGGTATAGCTCTTTTAGAGTGGGTGGGAGAATCCCAGAAAAAACTTGAGGGCTCTACAAAATCGGCCTTTAACTTTTTGCCAACGCTTTCCATAGCCGAGTATTTCACAGTAATCACTGGCACACCACACGCCGCAGCCTCTACTTGAGGCATTCCAAACCCTTCACAAACTGAGTATTGAATGTATAGGTCAAAAAAGTTTATAATGTGTGAAAGTTCTTCGGTTGTCACCCCAAATGAAGTGCTTGGTAATTGGCACGACTTTTTATTACATCTTGGGCATACGCAAACAGAGTCTTGATAGAACGAAGGGAAACAGTATCCGCAATCACGGCACTTGTATGTTAAAAGTATGTGGTTGCCCATATTATTTAATCTAATAAAATAAGGAAGCTCCCATCCAAGGTCTGGGTAAGAAGTGTGAAGATAAAGAAACGTGTTTTTTGATAGCTCTGGATTCAAGTCAATCATATTCCTGAAAGACTCTATAAGGTTTGGGTAAAGCTTTCTTCTTTGGTTTCTCATAACCGTTCCAAAAACATTTATGTTTTCTGAAAAACCAAAAGACATTCTATGTTGACTTTTATTCGAGACGGGCTTCAGCTTATTAAAGTCTGCTCCAGGAGAAGCTATGGCTTTTATTTTTATGTGGTTGTTTGACTCTGACTCTAAAACATCCTTTCCAAATTCTGAATATGTAAAAACAGCGTCTGCATCTAAATAACTATTTATGAACTGCTCTTGCTGCGGCTTTGAGTCTACTGTTGGCATTATAGCCCATTTATAAAACTTCCTTAGAGTGGACCTGCTTTGATACTCCATCATCCACCAGTCCCTGATGTCTATGACTACATCAGGCCTAAAGTCCAAGCAAACATAATCAAATTTGTTTTCTCCAAATTGATAGCTTTGGTTTAATGCATACTCTGATTTTTCTCTGTCATTTATCGGCAAGTTTGGATATACGCGCCAAGGAACTTCTTGAAGCCTTGGGTCATCATGAGAAGCATAGCAAGCCAGTTCAGCTATTTCATATTTCTCGGTTTGATATAACCTTGTTAAAACTTCTTTTGCGTATATTGAGTAGCCGGTTTTAAGAAAACTAGCTTCTCCGCACCATAATATTCTAAGCTTTCTATTTTTTTTTGTCATTTTATATATCGTTTGTTAGATGTTGAAAATAAACATCTTGTATTTGGGTTAAAGACTCTACTATACCCTCGTCTTCTTCGTTTTCCTGATACTCGTAAATACTTTCAAAGTCATCAATCCTTGACAATGCCGCAAAAATTGTTAGCATGTCCATCTTATCTTCTTCTTCTATGGTCATGCCTTCGCAAAAACATTTCCTAGAAAAATCCTCTACTTGAATAGGGTTCTCGTCTACATAAAACCCTATCAATGACTCCTGATAGTTTATTTTTTTGCAACAGCCAATTATTGATGAGAAGATAATTTCTTTTACAGCGTATTTATGACATGCTGTTGAATAGTATTCTTGATTGTTTTTTTTAAAATTAATAACTGTATTTGGACTTATTTTGTCGTCTACTGACCATGAATACTCATACAAAGACTCCTCTGCAAAGGGCCTTCTTTTTCTACCTGGAAGTTTTGAGTATAGCTTGTTTGCATTGTCTCCAAAGCAAGAAACTGAAACGAAATAATTGTTTTTTATTAACAATTTTTTTATTTCTTTTGTATTCTCAAGCATGTATATTAGCTTCTTCCGTCATTCTTTGTCTGTATATCTCCAATTTAGCGTTTCGCCAATGGCTGGAGTAGTTTCAGGATAGAGTCGCAAGCGACCGAATCTCTGGTTGGGCATTGGCACGATTTTAAAAAGCCACATGGCTTCTAAATCAACAGCTACAAGCTTGTTTTCAAAATACCCTGTATTATCCATACAGCTATTATCATTCTTGTCAAGATGAAATCCAATCCCATCCAATTTTTTATAAAGACTTAATATATCTTCTAAGCTTTTTTTCTTTTCAACATCTGCCAACATAGTCAAATAACCGTACCCAACATCAGAGTCTATCCAATCCCCTACTGGCGGAGCGAGAGACGCTCTTTTTTCGGCTATATTTTGAAGGTTCCATGAATACTCTCTGATTTCTGGTTTTTCATAAAATTTGACACCCCAAAGAGAATCAATTTGCAAGAACTTTGCGTTGCGAACACTCTTCCAGCGAATACTATCAGGCGGTTCCCGTTCAGCTATATTTTTGGCTTGTTCTAGCATTCTTTATCTTTTTTATAAAATGGGTAGTTATGGATATACACTTGTATTTTACCATTGAAAAAGCACAAATGTCAAGCTAGATTTGCCAAATTTGGCCAATAACCAAAGAGTCGTTTCGTCCCCTCTCTCCCTGAATAAGTATTGTATTTCCTTCGTATACGGCGTCTCTGCACTCCTGAAAGGTGTCTGGAAAGCAAACTACGTCATCTAGTGAGCAGCTATTGTCTTCGACTGTGAGAAACGCCATTTCTTGACCTGGGTTTTTTCCATTTTTTGTTTTAACTATTTTTACTTTCGTAACTTCAACGGCAAACTTCATATAGTCTTTTCTTTTTGTGGTGATAAACTCCTTGCACGTACAGTTAGCCTCTATGCCCCTTTCAATG